CCATCTCCAGCCACGAAATTGTCGAAATCGAGGGATCCGGCACGGAGTGGAATCATTTCGGTATGCGCCACCGAGGCCGACAGGATGCCTATGAGCGCAAGTTTGCGGACCGTGTTGGGCATTAGTGGAACACTCCATAGATCGCCAGTAGCGCCAAAAGGACTAAGCCGACGTCGACCAGGGCTTTGAATGTAGGGTCATTGGCCTGAGCGAAGATTTCCGCTCTGGAGCGGCCCCATGGATCTCGCCTGTTCCAGACCTTATCAATGTGTATGCAGGCAGAATCACCGCAGCACGGAACGCAGGTGCCCCTAGGATGGGTCATCGAGAATCTCCTTGCTTTTGAGCTTGTACTCCTCGGACCGCTTGATGATCTCTTGGATGCCCTTGGGAACCTTGGCGAACAGGGCGTCGTCCCACTCGTCGATGAAGAAGGCCAACAGCTCGTTCGAGACCGATGGCGTCGGTGTTCCCTTGGGAACCGCTATGACGGAGTGGACCTTTTCGCGGCCGGTTTCGCTCAGCACGACCGACACCATGGCGGCTTTGTTGAGAATCGATGCCAGGTCGAAGCGTTCGAGCTCGGCTTCGGTGAACGGCTTGCCGCGCCACGCCTCGAGATCTTTTCTCAAGGCGGCTTTTTCATGGAGCGAGTTCGTGTAGAACCGCGACACGGCAAAAGGCCGACCATCCGCCATTAGTTCATTTGGCAATTCCCACGACACCAGCACGCGGTTGGCGATCTTCTGCTCGCCTTGGTATTCCTCGCGCTGCGTGCCGAGGTCGATCACCCGGAAACACACGCCAATGTGTGTCCCAGGGGGCGCCTTTTCGAAGTCTCCGCCTTGCGGCTCTCTAGCGTATCGTCCCATTAGAATGGCTCCTCGTTTTGGTCGACCTTGCAGAACACGGCATCGCAGAACAGGGCATCAAGGGCGACCCATGCCGCGCCGATAGCGGCTCGTTGCAAGTCGTTCAGGACGCCGAGCTTGTCTGAGAGCTCGCAGAAGCTCTTGAGGTCGGCCAAGAGCCTGGCCGCGTCGCCGTAGAATAGCTCCAGGTCACCATCGACAATCGTCTCTTTGGCCGACTCCACGCATCGGCACTCTAGGCGGTCGTGCGGGTCATCGGGCAATCCACAACGCTCGCAACGATGACCGTCATATTCTTCTCCGTCTTCGCAATCCAGTTTTGACATGTTTTCCTCCAGTTCCACGCTGATTTCCAGGTTCGGGTAAGCGGCCTGCCAACGCTTTTGGGTACGTGAAATCCACCGCTGCTTGTCTTCATCGCGCATTAAAAACCTCCCAGCCAGATAAGAGCGGCCGTAACGGCCGATAAACAGCCGAAGATCAATGCGCCACGCTTGACAAATAGGATCTGTGGCTCGGTCATGAAGCCCCAAGCGACGATTGCTGCCACACTCAGGGCGCACCAGAGAACGAATTCGAGCGGCCAGAGCAATAGTTGCCAAACGAGCGTCATGAGGGAGCTCTATTTTGCCCAAGAACCGCAAGTGTCCAACATTCGCGACAGCCGCCAAATACGTGATCCTCGGCGCGCGTAATTGGGCCATGTTGATTGCAATAGCCGACTGGTTCGTCCATTGCCTCGACCACGTTGCGCCTGAGAACATCGTCGAAAATCTGGATGAAGTTTCTCACACAACCCCCAGGAGCCGCGCGAATTCCACGGCTCGTTTGCGATAGTTCGTGGGGCAGATTTTCAGATGCACGAGCGGATCGCCGGTATAGGTCGGACACCCGCCACAAGGGAAGGCCTTTTCGAGCGCATCCGACATAGGGAGCCTATCGCCGTTGGCCCGGCGCTGCTTCGTGCGAAGCGTAGCCTTGTGCGCCGGCCCTGCAGTTTGGCTCGTGGAGCTCTCGGACGCCCGCTGGAAGAATTCGGTGGCAGTACGGGCAGGTGTACGACGTTTGCTCATGCGATTTAATCTCCTTGTTGGCACGCTCTTGTTTCTGCTCCGGAGTCAGTCGAGGGCGCCCGCGTTTACGTTTGGGCTCCGGTATAGGCCCAGGTTGGAAAAGGCCAGGAAGCGCGTCCTTGAGCGATTCTGCCCCGCTCTTGAAGTCTTCAGGCTTGTACAAGTGACCGCGCGGCTCTTCGAGCTCAAAGTGGTTCACGCTCCACGCAAACGCTTTTTCGAGCAGAGCCAGGAGCCGATCGAATTGTGTTTCAGTCATGGAAGATAAGCCCGCAAAGCCGAGCCGACGACATACCAAAAGCACGCTAGAGTCACGACGACGACGATCCAGGCGCTAATCTTGTCGTTCATTCATTTCACCCACAGACCTAGACTCAAGCCTATAGTGAGACCCAAGAGAGCCCACATAAATGGCGTCATTTTCACGGGCGTTTCTCCTCCGTCTCCATGTAGCGCTTCAAGCCTAGTCGGAGCAGGTAATCGACCGCCGAGCTGACCGTGCGTCCGGTCTCAGCCGCAACGAGCTGGACGTTCTTGTACGTCTCATGACGTACCAGCGTATTGATGCGGCCGACGCCGGATTCCCTTGGCAGGCGAGTCTTCATCGAAGGGCAATGTTGCAGCGATCCATGACAAACCACAGGCAAAGTAGCGCAAAGATGGCGTGGTCAATGGTGAAAGTCATGTTTCCTCCGGGTAAGCGATGTTTATCGCAAAGTTTTACCAGTTCGCAAGCAATCTTTAGAACTAGTGAGGGCGGCTAGCCGAGCGTTTGCGCCCTAGAGCGCGGCAGCCTGCGCAAGTTACGTCATAGAAAAGGCCTAATTCTTGGCGCCAGGAATCAGCTACGTGCCGATAATAGATATCGGCGCGCTTTCGCAGTCTACGCCCTTCGCGTTTCCGAAACTGCGCGAAACATTCATCGCATCGAACTAAATCGGCCTTTTCTTCTCGCAAGGTGGCCGTGTAACTTTCATTGCAAGGCTTGAGACAATCGCGGCAAATCATGTGATTTTACCTCCGATTAGCTAATTTTGCACCCGATCTCAGCTTGCGCATGAACGGTCGAGTTGATCAGCAGCAGATCCCAGAACAGGGGATTGTTGAAGCCTGATTTGAGGCCGCAACCAGACAGCAATAGGGCGAGCAGAATAAGACGCTTCATGCTTACCTCACAAAGGCCAGGAAATACCCTAGAACGAAGCCGAGGGTCGCGCCCGTGGTGAAGACTCCGACGAGCTCGACTAGCGAGACGCGCCACGGCTCGGCCTGATAGGGCACCAAGTCGCGGCCAATCAAGGCCATTTGGCGAGTGCTAATGGGCTCGAAAGGCCCGTACAGGCGGCGTGAGCCAAGCAGGAAGGCCGGCGGCAAGGACAAGTCTTCAAGCCTAGGCTCGCGGAGCCTGGCAAAATCGTGCTTGTCGCGGGTGTTGATCATCGGTCGATCTCCTCGACGGCGCGGAGGGCTTCGCGTAGCAGCACGGAGGCTCTCGCCTCGTTCAGCGTGCATTGTTCGCAGCCCTTGCCCATCGCTTGCGCCGCCTCTGCGTCGCCAATCAAAGTGAGTGCATTGTGAGCCGCGACCGCGAGCGCTTGGTGCGCATTGTAGGCGTTGACGGCGCGGATGATAAGGGCGGCGTTAGCGGCTTGTCCTTCAGCCGGATATGCAATTTCGTTAGTCTGCGCGTTGTGGTATGGCTCGCCTTTTGCGTAGATGTGGGCGATATGACCGATAGTTAGATCGGGACCGCCAATACGGTCGTGCATTCCGGGAATCATGCGCCACGGCCGCGGTGTTGCCTTGTCAGTTTCCATTGCGTCCTCCTTGTTGTGCTTGTCGCGCGTGTCGATCATCGGACCACCATCCAATCGCTAGCGTAGACAGCCACGGCGAGGGGCGCCCACTTGGTGCCGCGAAAATGCCCCTCTACGTCCAAGACGGCGAAGATCATGTCGTCATCGAAATCCTGAGCGTAAAAGCAAAGATTTCCGGAACCAGTCAACTCGAAATAATGTAGGTGATTCATCTTAGTTCTCCCACCTTTCCGCGATCTCTCGCTTGACGAGATCCAACTCGCTAGCCAATACCGCGTGAGACGCCGGCGCTAGCGCAAGATGCTGAATCAGGAGCTTGGCCGAGTCGGTGCCGAATTCGCACCAGGGGCAGGTATAGTTACTATTCACGGCGAATCTCCTTTCCTACAGTGAATAGCTTGGAATCTCACAGCCCGATTTGTGGAAATTCGTTCCCTTGCAGCACAACCAGAAAGATTCGCCCATCACGCGGGGATCAGGATATTCGATGGTGATGCAACGATGAGCAGAATTGGTGCAGCCGGCGGTAACGATATGCTGCGCGCAACCTACGCACCAACGCAGGTGTAGGGTTGCGTCTATGGGCTCCGAGCGAAAGAAAGAATAGTCCATGATCTTAGCCTCCATGCGGTAAGTAGTTACCGACAGGTAAAGCAGGTAAAGTGCCAGTCAAGGCCCTACAGAATCCCCAACAAGATCAACGTAGCCACTATCTAACGTATAGTCGCTACTACGCCCCCTGTACAAAAATAGAGATACACCTGTATCTATTCTGCCCATGAACGCTCTAGCAACGGTCGTGAACGGCAGACCGAGCATTCTCAGCGAAGACATTATAGGGGTTATTCTCAAGCACATTTCGGTCGGTAACTATATCAAGCCCAGCGTAGAGGCTGCAGGCATTAATTACAGCACGTTTCGAACGTGGATCGTGAGGGGCGAGCAGGATAGAGCGGCGGGAATAGAGTCACGGTATTCGCTACTCACCGATCAGCTCGCGCGCGCTCAGGCTGAGGCTGAGGCCACGATCGTCGACGAGCTGCGCACCAGCGACGACTGGCGCGCTAAGGCGTTCATAGCCGAGCGACGCTGGCGTGACCGTTGGGGCAAGGACGAGCCCACCAACAAGACTAGCGTGACGGTGCAGATACCGGAGCAGCTAGCTAGCGTGCTGGTCGACGTGCTGCGAGTAGCCGGCGCCACGACGATCCAGGGCGAGCTGGTCGAGAGCACCAGCCAACCAGCTGACCAAGCAGAGCTTGAGCAGTCCAAGCAGGACGAGCCGAGCAGCGACAGCTAGACGGCCTGGCCCCCAGCCGGGGGGGGTGCAAAGCCGTGCGTACCCTCGCTACTACCCGCACACCAAACTGTTGATCTCCCACACGCCGTCTCGCTGGCTAGAACTCTCTCGGTGTTCCCTACTTTACAGATTATGTCTACGCTTAACGTAGGGAAAAAGCTCCTCATCGTGCTTCGAAGGGATAGCTAGCTAGTGACTGGGGCGCGCGGATTATTCCGTGCTGCTAGCATACAGGCAAGGCGAGAGTGTAAATTTTACACTGACGGCTAGGGGTGGGACAGCTCCGGAACGCTAGGCGTTCGACGGATCGCTCTTCGGTTCGCCAGGCCGGGCCGTGCTCTCTCCCGCCTGTTGCCCCGTAGGGCACGAACTTACCAGGACCCCATTCACTGCTATGAAGATTTAGCACCAGGCTCGCAGCAATTCCAGTCTGGTGATACAACAGGGCTGATGCAGCAGTCAGATTTCCTCTTTGCTCGGCCGGATCGGGTCAAGGAGCATCGATTCGACGGGGCCGGGCGTGCGGATTTGTACGTCCTGACGAGCGTGTTCAACGCAGTCAGGTATCGGGTGAAGTGGAAGCTGTATGAGGATTATCTGAAGCGCGTGAAGGAGAGCGGGGCGCAGAGCTGGGTGGTGGAGGCGGCTTTTCACGACCGGGAGTTCGTCCTGAAGGATCTGTCGGTACAGCCCGACCACCTACTCCAGCTGGTGGTCTACGACGAGTTGTGGTTGAAGGAGAATCTGCTAAACCGCCTGGCGGCGGATCTGCCGCACACTTGGAAGTATTTGTATCTCTGCGATGCGGATATGCGGCACGGCCGGGACGACTGGGCGAACCAGATCGTTCAGACCCTCCAACACTACGCCGTCATACAGGGCTGGCGGACAATGATCGACTTGAACCACGAGTATCAGCCGGTCGGCCAGTGCAATTCCTTCTTTGCCAACTGGCGAGCCGGGCTGATCACGACGGCTAACGGGGAATACTACGCGCCGGGGAAGCCGGGTTATCCGGGCGCTCCGGGCCTAGGCCAGGGCTGGCGCCGAGACGCCTGGGACGCGGTCGGAGGTCTGATAGACTGGCCGATCGTGGGTGCGTGCGATTCCTATATGGCCTGGGCCCTAATCGGGCAGCTCGGGCGGGCACTCCGCCGGGACTTCCACAAGGGCTACACGGACCCGATGTACGAGTGGCAGAGAAAGGCCGTGCTTTACATCAAGAAGAATATCGGGGCGATGGACGATGTGGCCCTGCATTATTTTCACGGGCCGAAGGCCAAGCGCGGGTATAATACCCGGGAAAGAATTCTTTCTCGGAACAAATTCAATCCGGCAATTCACCTCAAAAGAGATTTCCAGGGGCTTTATCAGCTGGAAAAATCCGCCCCGAATTACGAGGAATTACGAGACGATCTCCGAACTTATTTCCGCTCTCGGCAGGAGGATTTATATGGTTAAGGCAATCACGATCAAAACTCCGAAAGCTAATACGCCCCATCCGTGGGGCACCAAGGTGCGCGGTAGGGTATGGGATGGCTGCGGCCCGAGGGAAGCCGTTCAGCTCATGGTGCTAGCGGCCGACAAGAAATGGTATCCGCAGCCCCACGTGCATCGCTCGGGCTCACACTTCCACGGCAAGGCCTATCTCGGCTGGCAGGTCAATCCCAATGCCAAGGTCTATACCATCGCTGCGGGCGTGGGCGGGGCGCTCGTCAAGGACGTGGTGACGGACCTGCCATCGGATGTCCTCTGGGCAACCGTCAAGGTCGGGCGTATCTAGCTAGTGTGCAATGAGACGGGGGCTCTTGTGCCGAAAAAACCCGTGCAAGCGAGAGTGACGGAGTTCCGGCCCTTTTCTATCCGACTCTCAAAGGAGGAGGTCGAGCACCTACAGCTTCGTGCCGTAGAGACCGGCTCGACCGTCACGGAAGTAATCCGTGATGCCATCGACCGTTCGCTAAACCGTGAACAATTTACGCGCTGGCTCCAGGGATCCACGTACGCGCCGCGCGCGCGGGTCTACGGTTTGCCCGGATCAGAAACGGGCACGAGGGGCGAGTAGATTTTCAATGGTCGCTAGAACCTCTAACTCCTGTGCGTCCAATTTTGGAACATAGAACAGCATCTTGACCAAATCCCTCTCAAGTGGTTTATTAACCTACGACCAGACACGCGCTGAGCCTACTTCTCCTCCGGGGGTAGACTCCACTGAGGCCACCGCAAGGTGGCTTCGGTGTTTCTAGTCTCCCGATCCGAAGATCTTGGCGAAGATCTCTCTCAGCGCGAACCACAGGCTCTTGATGATTCCCACGAAGCCACGTGGTATCACATACTCCGTGCCAGATGAACCCGAAGAAATAGGTATCTGGATCTCCCTAAGCGAGGCTCAGCGCCTCGTGGAGCTCACCCGGTCCGTTGCCGACATGCTCGAAAACGCCGTCAAGCTGGCCCTGGAAGAGCTACAGGACCGCCCTATCCTCACTGTCGTCAAGAAAATCCCACCCGAGCGAGGCCACTAAATGCCCGCGATTGCTGGCAAGCAATTGCCCATGAAGACCCTCAAGGGCGAAGATCTCACCAAGATCCGCGAGGTCTGCCTGACGAATACCTACGCCTTCGGGAAATTCATCTGCGGCTTCATCGACATGGACCCGGATCTTCACGGCGAGATGGGCGCGTGGGTGCAGAAGCCGACCCGCATCAAGCTCGGCCAGGCCCCTCGCGGCTTTCTTAAGACCACCACCTGGACGATCTCGGACAAGCTCCGCCGAGCCACGGCCAACCCCGGCATGCGGATTCTTCTGGTCAACGAGACGGCAGCCAACTCCGAGAAGTGGATCGGCCAGATGCAGGCCATCGTCCAGAGCGAACAATTCCGAGCCTTCTTCCCCGATGTGGTGCCGAATATCGGAGATCGTCGGGTCAAGTGGAACGCCTCCCAGCTCGAGCTAGCTCGGAAGCAACACTGGCCCGAGGCGACCTTCGAGGCTATCGGCGTCGGAGGCGCCTCCACCTCCCGGCACTACGATATCATTTGCAACGATGACCTGGTCGGCAAGGAAGCGCGCGAGTCTCCGTCTGTCATGGAGAAGGCTATCGACCAGAGGAAGCTCTCCTGGTCGCTGATGATCAACCCGTCCCAATCCGAGATACACGACTTCGGCACACGATGGGCGCCGATGGACCTGATTGACTGGATCTTGAAGAACGTCAAGAACGTCGATCACAAACTCATCACCCTCTTTGACAAGCATGGCTTGTCACGCTGGCCGCAGCGCTTCACCGCCGAAGCGATCGAGCAGATCCGCCAGGAACAGGGCCCGGAGATGTGGGCCCTCCAGTATCTCAATCGCGCGGTCGGCATGGGGGCGTCGAAGTTCGATCCGGACCTCTTGAAGTTCTGGAGGATGGAGGAAGATGGCGAAGGGAAAGAAACGTTCGTCCTTGAAACTCCATTTGGAGATAAGCGGATCGCCAAAGATGATTGCCTCGGTTATCAAGTCATTGATGCAGGCCTATCACCTGAAAGTGAGGACGCGCGAACGGCAAATGTTACTGCATTCCTGACCCCACCGACCGCTACCGAGCCATTCGACATCATCATCGCTGAGGCCAAGGCCACGCGCTCCACCCCCGCCGAGGTGGTGTCCGAGGCGGCGGCCTCTTACCAGAGATGGAATCCCCTCTATGCTTCGATAGAGACCTTCGGCGGACACCAGGCTTTCTTCGGCTGGCTATCGACTACGTATCCGACCATGCGCATCCGCGAGTTGAAAAAGGACTTTAGCCGCAACGCCAAGCACAAGCGCATCAACGGCTTCTGGGGAAGCTACCCCAATCAAGGGCGGGTATACGTGCATAGGAGACATACGGACCTCCTGGACGAGCTGGTCTCCTATCCCAACGGCACCACCATGGACCTGCTCGATGCCGGCGGCTACCTGCCCACCGTCTGGGCCCCCCCGAATCCGGCTAAGCCGACGAAGCTGCGCCGGCCCGGCATCTCCGATTTCGATCTGTCCGACTATGACCCGGAGGAGTTGAGCCGTATGGTAAGCGAGGGTCGCTCGGAATTGACTGGCTACTAAGATAAAACCTAGGCAATGGCGAAAACACCGATCACGTCGCAACGCCGCCCGACCGGCCCCGGCCCGTCCCAGAAAATTGTCCGCATGTCTTCGGAATGGAACCAGCCCGGCCAGGGCGACCCACAAGAACAGGCCGAATCCGACCCGGTAGCTCCTGGCGACGGGCAGCCGAAGAAGCCGAAGGCGGTTGCTCTCGATTCTGTAGACTTAGATAAGCTATCTAGCGAGTTCTCTTCCGAGATCGAGTTCCAACTCTCCGCCCAGGAAGCTTTCTTTCAGGATCTCCTGAAGTGGTCCAAGATCTATCGCGGTAATCCTTTACAACAGACCAAGAACTATCCGCTCGAGCATGCGAGCAATATCGTCGTCAAGCTGGCCAAGATCTACTGCGATCAGGTCATTGCCCGCATCTATCAGGGCATCACGTCGACCGAGCCGCGCTGGACCGTGCGGGAGTTGAACCGGAAGGCTGCTCAAGTCTGTCAGCCCTATGAGCAGTTCCTCGACTGGAACCAGAAGAACATGTGGAACGAGGATGCCTTCCTCCTTCCATACATCCAGGATTGCGTGAAGCTCGGGACAGCGATCGGTTTCGACGATTTCGTGAACGAGCCAGTCGTTCGGTACAACGATCAGCTTCAGCAAACGGAGATCGTCGGTAACCGCAAGGGCCCGCGACCTACCTGGGTGCCGCGCGAAGACTTCATCATTCCGGTCGGCTTCAGTGATCTACAGGTGGCCCCGTGGATCGCGCACCGATGCTGGTACTCGTGGGATCTCCTGGAGCAGATGTCCTATCGCGGCTACGTCCAGGACATCGACAAGTTGGTCGGCAACAGTGACGAAGAAGACGAATTCAAGATCGAGCGTCGCACCCACCAGGAACAGGTGATCACTCCACAGCCTGACAGCCGGTTCGGCCTCTGGGCCCCATGGTGGGTCTGGTTCCGGCGAGACCTCGACAAGGACGGTTGGCCCGAGCAGTACGTCATGTTGCTCCATGTGAAGACCCGGACTATTCTCCGCCTGGTCGCCAACCCATCCCCCTCCAGCACGCGCCCATACTTCAAGTCTTCGTTCATTTCCGTACAGGGCGAGTTCGACGGGATCGGCATTCCGGAGGATGTGGAAGGCCTTCAGGAGGAGTGCTCTACCATTCATAATCAACGCCGCGATCGGAGCCACCTCGGAAACATCGTCATGTATATCGCCAAACTGGCGGGGCAATTGCCCGACACGATCCGGCCGAAATCGGGCCTCGTTATCAGGATGCCGGGTGGTGCGGACGATATCCGCGAGTTTAGCCCCTCCATCGGACAGGTGCCGATCGACATGGCCGAAGAGGACTCGGTCATGCGCTTGGCCGCCATGACGGTCGGCATGAATGACGTCGACCTCGGCAAGATCTCTAGCCCGGTCGGGCGAGCGGCTGCTACAAGCATCATGGCCCTGATGCAGGAAGGGGCCCGAAGGTTCGATTTGAATGTCACACAAATTCGAGCCGCCCTCACCGAGCAAGCCCACCAGATCACTGAGCTTTGGCAGGTCTACGGTCTGCCGGATCCAGATGAAACTGGATCTCCTGAACAAGTCCTCGACCCCGACGATGCGACTCTGGTGCGAGCACTGCTGGAACAACCAGCAAGCCTCCGCGGACTTATCAATATTCAGCTCAATGCTTCGACGGCGGCGGTCAACAGAGAAGTAGAGAAGCAATCCAATATGCAGCTCCTTGGCGCCGTGCAACAGCATGGACAGACCGTGACGCAACAGGCCTCCCTGATCGCCAACCCGGCCGTGCCCATGCCGATCAAGGCTATTCTGCTCAAGACGATCGAAGGATCAGAGACGGTTCTCAAGAAGCTCTTCCAGTCCTTCGATGCCTTCGACCTCGAGAGCGTCCTGGTCGGCGATCTGGTCGCCGAGATCTTCCAGCAATCCGTTCAGCAACAACAGATGATGCAGCAGATGGGTATCGACCCCCAGGCCATGGCTGCTCAGCAACAGGCGCAGCAAGGACCGCAAAAGGGCCAGCCGAAGCCGGGTAACGGCCAGGCCCCGCCACAACCGACCGGAGAGCCCGGTCAGCCGCTCGGCCCGCCGCAGCCCCCTGGGGGTGTACAGTAATGGAGAGGCTAGATTCCCCACTGGATTTCCGCATTCTCTGGGAGAAGCTACGCGGTCAGCTCCATCAGGTAGCCCGCGACGAGGCGGTGGCATGCGCCAAATCGAAAGACGAGGTATCGGTTCGCCGCCACCAGGGCGGTTACGACATGGCCCTCATGGTCGTCGCCCTGATGGATCAGATGAAGGACGAAGAGCGCTCTGCCGAGACTTCGGCAATCGACGAATCCGGTTTGCAGTAGGTGCTAACCTAAGTTGACACCCGCCAAGCTTGTGCGTAATCGTACAGGCAATGGCAGATGAACCAGTCTCCCAAGAGACAACTTCTGACAATCCGCCCGCTCCTGCGCCCCCTATAGTCGCTCCACCTCCCATCGACGACGGTAAAGTAGCGCGTCTAGAGGCGGAGCTCGGCCAGAGCAAGCAGGCCCTCGGCGAAATTGCCGAGATGGTCAAATCGCGGAAGCTCGTCCTTGTCGATGATACTCCCGCGGCTCCGGTCGACGAAGACGACTCGGCCCTGATCGATCGCAAAGAGCTGAAGCGTCGGGAGCAGGTTCTGGCTCAGCAAGTGGCCGGCGCCATCATGCACCAGACGGCGGTTACGTCGAAGCTCGCCCGCGAGAACACCAAAGAAAACATGCGCGGGAAGCTCAAGAACTTCGACAAGTACGAGGGCGAGATCGATGCTCTGCTCGACAAGCTAGACCCGACCGTGGCCGCTCGAGCAGACACGATCCGTAACGTCCACAAGGTCGTCGTCGCCCAGCACATGGACGAGGAGATCGAGTCCGAAGTAGAGGCTCGCCTGGCCAGTCGGGCAGAGGATGAGGGCGAAGAGCGCGGCCATATCCCCGGCGCCATGCCGTCTCCCCAGCGTAGCCCCGCCGCCATGGGTGGCGATGCTTCGGTCGGCCGAGTGGCGGCGCGCAACCGAGACGTGACCATCAAGCCACTCTCGCGTGATGAGCGTATCGCGGCCGAGATCTTCGGCATCAAGGACGCCGCGGAGTTCCGCAAGTATGGCGACAAGTCTTGGCGTCCGGACCTTCTCGGATCGAAAGGGCGGACTAGGTTCTGATGGGCATCACGGTCACCGAAGACGAGGCGGACAAGAAATTCCGTGGCGTGAGCGAGGGGCGGAAGGACGTAGTCAAGCGCCATGCCCATGACGCCGATGCGGCCCAAGAATTTCAGGCCCGGTCACTCGAGATCGAGCATACCGCGCTCAGAGACCCGGATCCGGCCAAGGCTTATCACCTTACCGATCGGCGCCGGGACGGCGAGATCATCGCCCGCAAGCAAGGTCTCGGCTACGAGATCACCGATCCCAAGGGAAAAACGAAGCTCATCAATGGCGTGGTCAAGGATGATGCCCAGATCATGGGCGATCTCGTCCTGATGGAAACGCCTATCGAGAACTACGAGAAGCGCAAGCAGATGAAGGCCGAGAAGTGGGCCCGCATGTCCATGCAGCGGATGGACCAGGCCAAGGAAAAGATCAACCAGATTGCGCGGGATGGCGGCCTAATAAGCCGACATAAGAACGCAGCGGTAGACGAGTAGGAGAAAGCCTAATGGCTAAGACTGTTTCGAAAGACATCATGCTCGCGTCGGCAAGCGAAGCCAACGCACCGCCCTTCTCGGTGACTACCGGAGAGGCCGCTTCCCAGACCAACCCGAAGGGCTGGCTAGTGGCCAACCTTGGCTCGGGATACGTCACGGGTATCACTTCGGATACGCCCGTCAGCATCCTCGGGTTGCTCGAGCAGGATATGCACAACGTGGCTGCGGCAACGGCTAAGAACGTGAGCGTATCCATTGCAAACGCCACCACGGTCTTCTCGGCCAACGTGGTTGGGACCGCTTTGGCGGATCACGTTCTGGCCCAGAGCGATCTGCTGACCCCGATGGCGATCATCCGGGATACCGTGAGTACGCCGAACAAGATCTATCTGAACGCGGACACCAAGGGCGGCGCAAGCTGCCGCGTATTCACCCTTCGAGAAGCGCAGGGAACGGACATCGGGGATACGAATGGCCGCGTGCTCTTCGTCTTCCTGCCCAACTTCGCCGAATCGATGGGAACGAGCTAAGCTAACAGGCCAACAAGCACCAGGAGAATAGTCCATGGCAAGACTCCTTACCGCTAACAACCCGGATCTGTACGCTCCGGGGCTTCGCAAAGTCTATCTCTCGGCTGTGGACAGCGTTCCACGGGAGGGCAGACAGGTTCTCAATCTCGTCATGGGACCGAATCCGGGCGGACAGGCCGGGCGGCACTACTTCGATGACGTGCAGGTGGCCTCGTTCGGCGGGTTTATCGACAAGCCCGAGGGCGAGCCGATCCAGTACGACCGGATCTCCGAGGTCGGCACGGTCCGGTATACCCCGTTCACCTTCGGACTCGGCGCTCGGGCGACCATGGAAGCAATCGACGACGAGCTCTATGGCGTAATGGCCAAGCTGGCACGCGAGCTCGGCGGTGCGGGTGCGTACACGCAAGAAATTCAGTTCTTCCGCCCCCTCAATAGCGGCTTCGGCACCACGGGCGGCACGGGCTTCACGGCGGCCGGCTTCGACAACAACGCGCTCTTCTCCACTGCTCACCCCCTGAAGCGAGGCGGCACCAACGCGAACCGGGCGACTACCGACATGGATCTCTCCGTGACGGCGCTCGAGATCGCGCAAAACCTGATGCAGACCACGCTGGACGAGTCGGGCTTCCCCGAGCCGCATACCGGCGAGGTGCTGATCGTCTCCCCGTCGAACTACTACACGGCGAAGGAGATCACCGCGTCCGAGCTGAAGCCCTACACGGCGAACAATGAAGTGAACCCCGTGTACGGCGAGATGACCTTCCTCCAGGTCCACTACCTGGCGGATGCGGATAGCTGGTTCCTCTTCTCCAAGAAGGACGAGCACGACGTGAATGCCTGGATTCGCAGAGAGATCGATATCGAGTTCGACTCCGACTTCGACACGGGCGACCTCAAAATGAAGGGAGTTTTCCGTATGGCGGTCGGCCACGGCGACTGGCGCGGAACCTTCGGCTCTTTGGGCGCCTGAGCAAAACCGATAGATTTCTTATCGCTAGGAGCGAAAATGGCTAAGTATGGCGGAAAGAAAGAAGCGAAGGGCCAGACCTCTCATGGGAGCGGCCGGATTTGCGTGAAGGCCCCGAACTGGGACGGCAAGAAGCAGGGACCGTCAAGCAAGGGCGGCGGATTCGGCCCTAAGTAAGGAGCCTCGATGCCTTTCGACGCAACGGACTTCGGCTACGTCTCGATTCTTCGGGACAACGCCGATCTGGACAACTCGACCAATACCAAGGTCGGCGGGGCCTCGTGCATATGGGGCTTTGCGACCACGACCATGAACATGGGGGATGCGGTTGTAATCGATACGACCGCGGACTTCTCCTATGCCACCACGACCTCGGCCAGCGCGACGAGCGGGGCGGGTTTCGTCGTGGCGCACACAAACGTACTTCTCGGACCGAATCAGTGGGATTTCCAGACCGCGGCAGCAATCGGCGACAGGATCCTGATCGTCAAGAGCGGGCGCGTGGCGGCCACGGCGTCGGCGGCAATCGTCCGCGGTGCTCGGGTAGGGACCTCCACCACGGCGGGGCGCGTCGTCACCACGACCACCCAAGACGCCGCACTCGGAAAGGCCGTTTCCGCTTCCACCTTGGCTGGCGACACGATTTATATTGACGTGAACGCCTAGATTGGTGTAAGGCGCCACCTAGTAGGTGGACACATCTTGAGTCCGACTCATGACAAAGCCCTGAAGCGAAACCTTCGGGGCTTTGCTTTATGGAACGCTACAACGTCTGGCTAATGCTGACAGACGAGTCCGCACCGACCTTCATCGGCATGATCGAGGAGATCAAGAGCGCCAAGATCGCCGGTATCTGGACGGTCTGGGTAAAGAGCCGGACAGGTCCGAACGGAGTGGATTATCACCGCTTCAAGGTGCCACACGAGCGCTACCCGGAGTGGGTAGTGGAGATGTTCAAAGCGGAGGCAAACAAATGAAGTCCTGTCCAGAGTGTGGTCAAGATTATGAGCCGCCCCCCACAAGACCCGACTGGCTGACCCTACTCGAGCCCGGGGCGCGGAAAATTTGTGAGGCTAATAACCTCGTCTTTATCCGCTCGAAATTCGTTGCGCTACTCGAGAGTGACGCCGCCAGGCGTTACCTCAAAAATGACGAATACACAAAGCTCACCCGGGCCATTTTGAAGGCGATGAAGTGAAGATCTACATCACCGGCATCGGCGGTCTGATCGGGTCGACGGTCGCCGAAGAGGCTACGAAGCGCGGTCATAAGGTCTGGGGAACGGACTGCGACAACCGGGGCCGATGGTACGGACATAAGGGCTCCGTGCAATGGCGGCTCTCCCAGCTTTCGGCTCTTGGCGTGCGGATTCACACGGAGGATTATCGTCAGAGGCTCGGCCTGGTGGGCGATGCGGACCTGATAGTTCACTGTGCGGGGCAGGCCAGCCACGATTGGAGCCGCACGCATCCCGTCAAGGACTTCCAGCATAACGCCATGGGCACGGTGGAGCTCCTTGAGGCGATTCGGAACCTATCACCTCAAGCCGTTGTGGTATTTCTGTCCACCAACAAGGTCTACGGCGATAGAGTCAACGCATTCAGCTACGTTCGGGGTGGCGAGCGGCTAGTTCCGGCCCTGACGAGTCTCGAACAGGGCATAGCCGAGACGTTTCCGGTCGATCACACGCTTCATACACCCTTCGGGGTGTCGAAATTGGCCGCCGACCTGATGTTTCAGGAGTTCCGGCGCTGCTACGGCATGAAAACGGTCACTTTTCGGTGTGGGTGCCTCACCGGGCCGGGCGGGACCGCGGTCGAGCTCCAGGGATTTCTCGGCTACCTCGTGAAATGTGCCGTTTCGGGCGAGGAATACGTCGTCTATGGCCACGAGGGCTATCAGGTCAGGGACAATATCGACGCCACGGACGTGGCGGATGCCATTTTGCGCTATGCGGCCGACCCCAAGCAAGCCGTCTACAACATGGGGGGCGGTCCCGCGAACTCGATATCGGTGCGCGAGGCGGTAGACTACCTAATGAACCACCACGGGCTGAATTTCCAGGTGCTCTATAACGGCCCGGCGCGCGTTGGCGATCATAAGTTTTGGATAACCGACACCGGTAAATTTGAAGCCGATTACCCAGGGTGGACTAGAAAACCCCTGAAGGAAATTATCGACGACCTGGTAACCGCTGAGCGGAGGAAGCTTGGTCTATTACAGCCTGACGGAAACTCAGAAGGCGTACATAGCGGGACTGTTTGATGGCGAGGGAAGTTGCTTCGCTTACAAACACAACCAGAGTCACGAAGTTCGCCTACAGATTGGCATGACCGATCAAGGGATTCTTCATTCCGTCGCGTCGAACCTGGGATTTGGGACTATCTTCCATGAAAAACGGAAGCCCCCGCAAAAGGATTGTTATTTCCTGCGCTTCCATCGCCATGACATGAAGCGCCGATTCATCGAAGTGATTCGTCCCTACGTACGCTTGAAGGGTCCGCAATTGGATCTGGCCACGAAGATTCTGGATTGTGAGCAGCCTAGAGTAAGACTATCGGATCTCGCGTTAGAAATTCGCGCAAAGGCAGCCCTGGAATTGAAGCGTCTCAATAAGAAAGGGGTGTCATGTGAAGTGGTCTAGTGCGAACGCCGCCGTGGAATCTCTGCGCCGCGAGACGCAGCTCTACCTGCCCCCGCTGAGTAAGCGTCGGGGCTTCTCGTCGTCGCGCGTCGAGCACCTGCTGAATAGGTTGGTTCAGATGATGCCGGCAGACGAGGCCTATCTCGAGGTCGGCACGCTCGAGGGGCGCACGCTCGAGGCGGCAGCTAGCGGGAACGATGGTAAGCAGCTCTACGGCGTGGACCCTGGAGACAAGTACGGCATGGTGCCAGAGCCGTTCACGCCGAACATCGTCTTCTACAAATCGACCTGGCAGAGCTTCCTGAAAGAGACGAATCTGCCGATGCCGGTCGGTTGCGTCTTCTACGATGCGGACCATTCGGCCGAGCAGACGGCTGATTTCATGGATAGGGTGGAGGGCTTTCTCGCGGAAGAGGCGGTGCTGGTATTGGACGATTGGGACCGAGAAAGCGTGCGACTCGGGGCATTCAGGGCGGGACATCATTGGACGCTCTTGCGTGAGTGCCCCGAGTACACGGACGGCACGGGCCATCAGCATCATTTCGGTTATGCTCATGGCGTCGGCGTGTGGGGGTACAATCGTGCCTAAATATCCATGGGAGGATGAAACTCAACCCGAGCACGTCCGCAATCGCCAGACGGTCTGGCATCTCAGCGGTCCGGCCGTTCGCACGGACCTGCCGAAGCGTCGGCCGCCCTATGAATACCCGCGGGGGTTACAGGGGCTCAGCTACGGTTGCGTGGTGATGACGCATCGAGGTTACAGCAATGGACGGCTATCTATTCTGCTTTCTTCTCTGCCCAGCAACCTGCCCACGCTCGTTTCGAGCGATGCTATCACACTTGGAGAGATGGATCTGGATCGCACGGTGGCTGAGTATCATGGAGCGGACTTCGTCCATCATGCCCCGTGGGATGGCCGCGCCGGTCACGCGATTCAGTGCATGGAAGTCGCGAAATGGGACTATGTACTCTTCTTGATGGACGACGTCTGGCTAGCCCCGGAGGTGACCATTGAAGCTCTCAGGTGGACGCGGATTCTGGAAAACGCTGGCATACCTCTGGCGTCCTTGGCTATCCCCGGATGGGAGCTATATCACCACCACAAAGATTTTGGCTTCACAAACTGGCAGCACAGTCTCGATATGCCCCAACTGCTTGAAGGAGTTCCACCTAACCCTGCATTCTTTAGGGCTCCTTGTCTCTACAAGAACCCGTTTGGAGCCTGCTGGCTCATCGTTAGAAAAGCCTACGAAGACCTCGGAGGCTTCGCCAGGGAATACTGGGCTAACGACGACACTTTCCACCACCGCGTTTGGCTCTCGAACAGGTGGGTCAACGCAGCGATGCCGGGTCGCGGATACTGTCATTATGGCGCTCAGTCCAACCACTTCGGAGAAACCGCAGAATGGATCGGAACATTCGAGGCGGCCTGTGGGATGAAGGCGGAGGAGAGCGGGGCTCTCCAGTACGAGTCCATGAAGCTCTGGAACAAGGCGCTCGAGCACAAATTCTTGGCGCTCGGCGGGACGGGGATGGTATGAGGATCATCTGTCCATCCGGAATCGGTGATTGGTCGTGGATGTGGAGCAAGCTCCACTCCGTCAAGGACGAGATTTCGAGCATCCGTATCGTCGACGGCCATCCGCGGCGCACCAAGGACTACGTTCATTGCTGCGGGATTATGGATGCCGACTACGACCTGGACAGGAAGGGTCCGAACGGAGAGATCCTGGAGCACGCCATAGTCGGGCGCGATTACATGAGAATCCTTCAGTTCGAGGGCGCGATGGGACTCGATTTCGCCTCCAAGCCGACCTGGAAGAAGGTGCGCCAGGTGGCCGGGCGCCCCGACGCGATTATCCCCTTAGAGGCCAATCGACACCTGGAGGAGGGTTGGCCCCTGAAGGATTGGCTTCCGGATCTGCCGACAAACTACCACTACCCGCTCTATGTGAAAAACGAAGACCGGGCTAGCAGCCGCAAATACACTCAGGGCGCCATCAACGGCGACCGATTCGGCCCCCCGCACCCCATGAAGGAAGGCCCCATCGTCGGCATCTCGTGCGCGTCCTACCGCGGTGCCGAAGCCTGGCAGACCTGGGGCAAGGAGGAGTGGTGCGATTTCCTGAGACGTGTCATGGACCTCGGATGGAGGCCGCTCCTGGTCGGGGGAGGGTGGGACGACCTGACGACCGTTATCGCTTGCGAGCTCGACCTGCCCTTTACGGTCGGCCGCACCTCGGTGCCGCAGATGGTCGAGCAGATGAACCACCTGGATAGCTATATCGGCTATAGCTCGGGGATGAACGTCATTCGCACGGTTTTGAACAAGCCCGCTTTCGCGCTCTGGCCGGACAACGATCGGTGCGACCAGTCGAGACTCATGTGGTCCTGGGCGCCTCCGCAGATGATCGAGAGCGGTCGTTATCAGGCCCAGACGTGGCGGCCGGTGGCCGATGTCTGGCCCGTAGCCAAGTATTTCCTGCGTAGGTGCGAGAAGGAGGTGGGTAAGTGAGCCTGACGACGGCAGACAAGGACATCAAGATGTTCCTGCGGGAGTTCAAAAAAACCCGCAAAAGGAGTAAACCTAAGCCCAAACCCGCAGCGCCTAAGCGGGGTAAGAAGGCAAGCGCTAGGAAGAAGTGAAGGTATTCAATCGCCGCGTTAGGCCATTCGCGTTCGGCTCCTTCTCCCTCTGCCAGGTTTGCGGCGAGACCTGGCCTAGTCAGCAGATCCACTACAATCCGCGATGGGGTTGGCAGTGCCCTCCCTGCTGGGACGGCATGATCAGCCGGGACCAGATCATGCGGCCGATCTTCCCCTACGAGGGCGTCCGGAAGACCTACAGTCCGGTCGTGCCGGTGGGCGAGGGCCTGTCGGCGGACAAGGACACCTCCTTCTCCGTCTACACGCTATTCGACCGCAGTGGCCCCTCGACCACGGACGCGGCCATTACCTATGATATGTATTTCGGGGAGTACATCAACTTCGTTAGCCCCTCGACGAGGGTTGGGACGGATGGGGTGAGCCCGGACGGCGGTATCCAGATGAACAACGGCTGGACGCTCTACATCCAGGGCGGATACCTCTTCTATTCTCGGAACTTCCACTTCCTTCAAGGTGACACCATCTACTCGACGGCCACCTGGGAGGGCGCCGGGGATCTGTTCGTGGACGCTGACGGATTCCTTAACTATACTCCCTACGTGCCGGCCACTATTTCCGGTTTGAGCTAGGAGGCCCGATGGCAGCCAGAGTAGCCTTAACTAAGACACTAGCCACTGCGACGAGCTCCGCCAGTATCGTCGTCCGCCTGGCGAAGCCGCCGTTTCTTTTCACGTCTCCCCAGACCGGCGATTCCGGGGCCGTATGGACTGGTTCCGTGGCGATCCAGATGAGCCTGGACGACGCCCCCCAGCCGAATAACGGCGGCGGGGTGACCAATAGCGGCATTACGGACGCGAACGCCTCCTGGCAGACCATCGTCACCGCACTCGCGCCGGGAGACTCCGTCAACTGGCCGGACCCGCTCTATCGAATCAGGGTGAATGGGGCCAATATCATCACCGGAACACCCGATGTCTACATGCTCGAGCAGGTCTTCAACCCGGATACTGCGTCAGGCGAGTAACGGGTGCTAAGAAAATTTGGCACCCTAATCCTCCTCGGCTTACTCTTGGTTGGGGCGGCAGTGTGGGCTCAGAGTGGCAATTCCGGGACTACCCATGTCGTCCTGACCAACGATCAGCACTTCCTGGTTTCTAACGGCAAGTTCCTGTCCGGCGTCTATGAGTGCTCGGACGGGGGTTACATCGACTCGTCCTGTATCGTTGGCCACTTCCCGGAGGTGGCCTGTCCAGCGGGATACGCTATCCAGGTGATCGGGGCGGGCATCACCCCGGCGACTTGCGTCCTGGTGGGCTCGGGGGGCGGCCCGGCTGGGGCCGATACCTACGTCCAGTACAACGCCATGGGCATCTTCGGGGCGGACCAGAACTTCACCTGGAACTATACGAATTCCATCCTGACCCTCGGGGGCGGAGGCCCCGGAGAGGCGACCTTCAGCGGCGATCTCCTGGCCAATCTCGGCGCCCCGTCGAACGGCACCATCGCCTATTGCTCGAACTGTAACGCGGCTACTAGCCCGTGCACCACGACAGGAACTCCGCACGGCACCATGGCCCAGTACATCAATGGGGCCTGGGACTGCTTCGGCGGAAGCGGCGGCGCCGGGACCGTGACGGGCACGGGCACGACGACTCACCTGGCGAAGTGGACGAGCTCGACCGCTATCGGTGATGCCAAGCCGACCGATAATGGGACGACGCTGACCCTCGGCGCGCTCGACCTCAGCTATTCGCAGGCGCTCTATATCACGGGAATCCGCTCCATCAGCACGAGCGTATCAGCCAATACCACTGACCGGGTCGTTCTTTGCACCTCGGGCTCAAGCTCGGACAAGACCTATACAATGCCCGCTCCGACCGGGTCGGGGCGCATACTCGACCTCATCAAGGTAGATACTGGTACGAACGCCTGTATCATCGGAACGGCCTCTGGAAACATCAACGCCGGGACGATAGCGACGATAAGCGTGGTCTGGGGCGCGGATACCTGCATGGACGTATCCAGCGGACATTGGCAGTGTCGCGGAAACGGCGCAGTGACGTGAAGCGTATTGTTGCGTTCCTGTTTCTCGCGCTCTGCGCCGCGAGCAGGGCGGACGACGACTGCTATTTCCCCATCATTCAGGCCGACATCCCGTGCATCTATTTTCGGATGGACGCGGCGTCGGGCACGATTCAGAACGGGTCTGGATTCCATGGCGCGTCGGACGGGATGACGATTTTCAATGCCCCGACGCTGAATGCCACGGGTATCCCGGGCGCTAATCCGAACAAGGCCACCACATTCAATGGCACCACGCAATACGAGGCGGATTTCGGCGGGAATATCAATAATTGCCTGGCCACTGTGGCCGGCCCGGCTGTGCCATGCTTCGGCTCTCCAGCCCTGACGCATGACTACACTTCAGAGGGATGGTTCAATCAGCCCGTTGTGGGAGGAGCTTTCTGGGGGCACACCGGCGACGGAGGGCCGGCCCCCGCTACGGGTACCTACATGGACGTGGCGGGTATCGACGGGGGCGGACACTTCAGTTGCGTTCTGTTCCAGAACAATGCTGGAGGCAACTTCGCCCAAGTTTCAGGTACGACCACTATCTTGACCAACACTTGGTACTACGGTGCGTGCGCGGTAACCGGCAGCTCGTTTGCTATGGGTGCTTATCTCAATGGCGTCCTCGAGAATACCGGCTCCTCCTCGACGGGAACATGCGGAGGGAACGCGATTTGGGGAGTAGGGGCGGACCAGTTTTTCACTGGTGGAGGCTTTCCGACGGCCTTTATGAACGGCACCTTGGATGAGATCGCAACCTACAATCGTCACCTTACCTCGGGGCAAATTGCGTCGCACTACTTTGCGGGTATTTTGCGAGACTCCTGCATCAATTGGCCTTTTACAGTGAAGCAGGAGCGCCATATGCTCCAGGCACCGGACGGTATTACCTCGGAGGCGTTACGAGCAGAAGCCTATGTGCGTCGAGTGACGACACCGGGAATTTGCGGGCTGCCGGTGCTAAGGCATAAGGGACTAGGCTGAGATGAATCGCCGCTGGTTATGGGCGATTGGGCTGCCGCTCTTTCTGGTCGGGTTGCCGGCTATTGCTGATCAGACCTGGCAGGGCACCATGACCTTTCAGGGCCGCATCGTCTTTGACAGCCTGACGCCTATTCCGACCAGCACCGCGACCCGGACTCCGACCAATACACCCACGGCTACTTTTACGCCGTCCGCGACTCCGACCGCGACACAGACCTTTACGCCGTCTCCGACCTTTACGGCCAGCCCGACGTTCACACCAAGCAATACGCCGACGGTTACGCCGACCTTTACGGCTACGGCTACGGCCACGGCCACGAGCACGGCGACGGCCACGTTCACGCCGACCTTCACCAGGACGCCCACGTCTACGCCGACTCAGACCAGGACGCCGACACCGACCTTCACGGTGGTGCCGACCTTTACGGCCAGTCCGACATTCACTCCGAGCAATACGCCGACCGTCACCCCGACGCCGACGATTACATCCACCCCGACGGCCACGGCAACGGCCACGGCAACGGGCACACCAACCGCCACGGCTACGGCGACGGCCACCTTCACGGCTAGCCCGACGTTTACACCGAGCAATACTCCGGTGCCCCCGACGCCCACGTTCACACCGACGGCTACCAGGACGCCGACCAATACGCCGATTCCGCCGACACCAACCTTCACGCCGACGCAGACGCCGACGCCGGCAGCTACGGCTACTGGCACGGTCAGCCCGACGCCGACCGCCGCACCCTTCGTGGTGCCGACGCTGCCCCAGCTACAGGTCAACACGGCTATCGTCACCCCACCCGGACCGACCGTCACGGTAGGCACCTGCGGCGGTACGACTCTTCAGGACACCATCAATACCGTGGCGGCCAATCCGCTCGGCGGCACGATCAAGATCCTCCACACCCTCGATTGCACCGGGGCCTGGACGCTACCGGCGAGAAGCGGCCCCAACTGGGTAATCATCGAGACGGACGTGCCGGGGGCCCTGCCGGCGCCCGGAAACCGGGTAGCGCTCAGCGACGCCGTGAACATGCCGGTTCTGCGGAACAATAGCGGCTCCAACCCGATCTTCCAGATCGGTGCGAACGCCTCGTTCTATCGGATCATCGGCATCAAGATTCAAGCCACGACGACCTTCGGTACGTACAACAACGTCATCATCTCCGAGCCCGGGGGCACCAGTACGGCCACCGTGCCGAACCACATCATCTTCGACCGGGTCATAAACGCCGGGACGGGAAACGCCAATTTCGCTCGGCGGGGCTTCTATACGACGGGCAACAATATCGCCATCATCAATAGCTACGTCTACAATTTCTACGATCCGGGCACCGATGCGCAGGCAATCGGCGTCATCTGGGGGCCGGGCCCAATGCTGTTCGACAACAACTTCTTGGAGGCGGCCGGGCAGAGCATCCTGACGGGAGGAAACTGTTTGCCAAGCGTGGCTTTCTTGCCGAACGATCTGACGATCACCCGGAACTACATGTACAAGCCGGTGACCTGGAAGTCCGACGATCCGAGCTATGATGGCATCAACCGGACGATCAAGAACGCCTTCGAGCTGAAGCTTGGCATCCGAATCCTGGCGCAGGGGAACGTCATCAACCAGGTCTGGGCGGCTGCTCAGAACGGCTTCCCGGTGCTCTTTACCGTGCGAAACCAGGACAATACCTGCTCCTTCGCCGAGGTGTCGGACGTGACTTTCCGGCTGAATAAGATCAAAAACGTCGGCCGGGACTTCAACACGTTCGGCCAGGACGGCCCCTTCGTGTCCCAGCAATCTAAGCGAATGCTGTGGCAGAATAACCTCTCGTACCTCGTCAATCCGACCAAATGGCTTACCTCGGCGGGGCAGAGCCAGCTCTTAGGCGGATGGGCCGTCGGGGCAGCGTTCGACCATAACACCTATATCCTGTCCACCGCGGCGACGCCTGGGCTGGGGGGCGATATCGTCTTCGACTCGGCAACCAAGAAATGGGTCAACTTCTGGTCGTCCAACAATCTCGTAGTCGGGAACTCCGCCTTCGGCGGCTTCACGATCATCGCCAACAATGATGGTGTGGGCACGAGCGCTCTGGCCAACTCGGTGGTATTGCCTTACACGGTGACGGACAATATCTGGTGGGATGTGCCGGGCATCTGCGGCAGCTATCCGGCTGGCAACCAGTGCTTGGCGAACGTGGCAGCCGTTGGGTTCACCAACGCCACTACTTGCGCCAACGCTGGAGATTCCGGCTGCGTCCTGACCGGGGGAAGCCCCGGACACAATGCCGGAACGGACGGGACGGACATCGGAGTCAATTGGTCGGCTGTAAACGCCGCCACGGCGGGTGTAGAGGTGGGACCATGAGAATAGACAAGAGATGGCTGGCCCTAGGCGTGCTGCTCGGGATCGTGACGGCAGGGGTAGCTTACGCCAAGACGACGAGTCAGATCTGGCAGAGCGTGTACGATTCCGTGCACACGGCTATCCGGATCAACCAGGTGACCCCATGAAAAAGGGGCAAGCAATCGTCTCTTTCCTGGTTGGTTTCAGCGTCATCTTCCTGATGGCGCTCTCTACCGACCAGATCATCCAGAAGGTCTACGATTCGGCCAATCAGGCGTTCAGGGTGGATTTGGTGGCGGGTGGGGGGGGTGGTGGTGGGGGTATCACTTCCGGCACAACTGCCTGCACAGGCAGCGCTCCTGGCGCGGTGATGTTCATCAATGGCGCGGTTATCGACTGCGCGAATGGGCCGGTCTATGACAGCGGCACTTCCACACTGACCTTCGGCGGTTGGCAGCTATTTCCGGTAGCGGGCACGTATTTTCAAATTTCCAGAACAGGCAAGCTTTCTGGTTTTCTGCCGTTCAATGACGACGCCGATACGCAAATGGTGGCCAACTTGTTCGACAAGGAAGGTGTAGGAGCGGCGATCGCGAAAAACGCGTCGACTGCGGCCGGCACCGGAACGAACAATATTCCATCATCGGGGGCGGTCGTCAGCGACGGCACAGCCGGCTTTTATGTCATTGCAGGTCAGGGCAACTTGCACTTGGGTGCCGGCAACTACTCAACGGCCAATCAGTCGTGGGACGTCACCACCACCGGCAACTTCGTGTCCGTCGGCGCGACGCGGAACATTACGGCGAGCGGCGGAATCAGCAGTACCCCTGTCGCGGTCGCCAGCCTAGGGACATGCGACGGCACGACTGAGGGACAGCATAAGGCGGTCAACAACTCCAATGCCACTTCATTTACTTTGGGTATCGGGGCCATCGTGGCTGCTGGGGGCACTACCCACGTTCCCGTCTACTGTGACGGCACCAACTGGAGGATCGGATAAGTGAGCCAGACGACAGAGTGGATGGTCAGGGTGGCGGCGGGGATGGTGATTGCGTGGTTTGCATGGCAACTCGTCTCGGCGTCGATTCTCAGTCAGGTCAACCTCAGCCTTCAGGTGCGTTCTCTCCAGGAAGCCCTGAAGCAGTATCAGGCACACGGGCAATCCGTTGCACCCCCACAATAACTGCTCCGTGTGTCACGGTAAGCCGGAAGACCGGCTAGACCAGAATGCCCAGCTCGAGGCGCTCATTCCGTCGATACGGATAGACGCCCAGGGCACGCTCGAGTCTCTCTGGCGCCGTGGCTTCGAGCTGGTCAAGAAGCCTGAATGAGCAGAAGAGCCGTCGCCTGGCTCCTGGGCCTTGTGCTCCTGGGATGCGGCAGCGGCGGCTCAGCAAAACCCGTCCACAAAACCCCACAAGCAGATTTCCTGATCGGGGCCGGTCTCGTGCAAGGCTGGCCAGCGCACCCGCGCGAGATCGTGGATGCAAACGCCGATGCCGGGCTGACGCTTACGGAAGTGGAGTGGGTATCCGACCAGACGTTTGCGCCCTGTCCGCCTGGAGCGCCACGGCCAACCGACTTCTTCGGCACCGATCCAGGAGCCTATGCCGAGGTGGTCGACGAGGGCCGCCAGCGTCAGGTGACCATCTTCGTCAATATCGCCAACGCCAACAACTGCGCCGTCATGGCACAGGACGATACCTGGTTCCTCGATCAGCTCGGGCAAATCCAAGCGGTCGGCCTAGACGGCGTGCTCGTGTCGCCGGTATCCGAGCCGGGAGCGTCACCCAGCAAAGCCGCCCACTGGCTAGTCTTGACGCGCGAGCGTGTGGCTCCAGACCATCTCGTCGACATTCCGATCAACGGAGCGCCGGCAGCTGCGTTCACCGATGTACACTTCTGCGATTCCGAGCGCCTGCTAGCTGCCTTACAGCGCGACGAGCCGGCCATTATACACTCGACCGACTGCGGCACGATTCTCGATCCGGGACCTGCGGTGGCCTCGACGTTTGCGAAAGCTGCGAAATCCACACATAGTCCGCTAATGATCTACGACAACCGGTCGCGCGATTTGACCAGTCTGACCCTGACCATCGAGGCTATGGGTCAGGCTATCAAGTAAAGGAGATTAGATGGATACTACCCTGACTTACCCGTTGGTGTTCCAGATGCTTGCCCCGCTGGTGGTCGAGCTTACGACCAAGCTGGTCGACTCCACCGTGGCGGTTATCCCCGGCTCGCTGGTCGTTCCTTTGGCTGGTGCTGTCGGCGAGCTGGTGAACTGGGCCCAGAGCAACGTAACCGGCGTGTCGTGGCCCCCCGGCGCAAGCGGCTTGTTTTCCATCTTTCTCAACGAGCTGGCCAAGGACATCGGCATCAAGGCACGCAAGGTGCCCGTGGTCGAGCCGGACTATCTTCAATCGAAGAGAGGACACTAGTATGAAAAACCTGTGGCTTCTGATTCTGTTGCTACCCCTGGCTAGCTGCTCCGCGCTGGCCGGCGTGGTCGCTCACTTCACCTGTCCGGTGACGCCGCAGCTCAAAAGGATGCAGGTCATCACCTCCGACGGCCAAGCCGCCAGCGTCTGTATCGACGTATCCTCGGGAGAGTCCGTGGATCTGCGCTGCTGTGCGGGACTCTAGGTGAAAATCTCCGTCGTCAACCGGACGACGCTGATTTCGGACGAAGAGCTAAAGCCGGTAGTCAAGGCCATTCAGACCCAGATCGGACGGGACTTCGTTCCGGCCTGGGGCGTGTGGGCCGCACTCGACCTGGTAGGCAAGGACCAGCCGCCAATTCCGCGCACCTGGCAGCAATACATCGTTGATAAGCCGGACATAGTGAATGCACTCGGCTATCACGAGACGACCAAGGACGGCTATCCGATCGGCTATACGTCCATCCAGGCGGACCTGGATGCCGGTCTGGAATGGTCTACGACCCTGTCCCATGAAATCATGGAGATGATCGTCGATCCGTTCATCTTTTCCCTGGCGCAGATGTATGACGGCAGATATGTCTGGTTGGAGCTGGCGGATGCGGTGGAGGCCATATCCTACCCGATCACCTTGTGGAAAGGTCCGAAGGTAATGGTGAGCGACTTCCAGCTGCCGTCATGGTTCGGCACGGCGCGTCATCCCGGAGACAGCCGGTACTCGTTCACGGGAGCGGCCCCGGGCCCATTCGAGCTGACCAAGGGTGGCTACATGGGGGTGATCCAGAAAGACGGCTCGTATGTGCAGATCACCGAGCGCCGTGACCCCATGCGAGCGGAATACAAGGAGACCCCCCCGGAGTATTCTCGGCGATGGCGCCGTTACAGGCTTTACGAGCAGTGGACCAAGCAGATGCAGGTTCGCCAGGACGCGCTTTCTCACCGGATATCTCCCCACATCTCAGCCAAGGACATTAAGCCATAGAGCATGGCGGGCTTCCCGGAGGCGGTTAAGTTTGTCATTGACGAGCTCGAGGGCGGATCTAAGATCGTGGGGGATTCTGGTGGGCTCACCAAATATGGGATCTCGAGCAGGGCGCATCCGGGAATCGACGTGGTCAATCTTACCCGTGCTGAGGCTGAGGATATCTATAAAAGAGAATACTGGCCGGTGGTGGACTTCTACAGGCTGAGGTGGCCGATGAGCCTGGTCATTTTCGACACGGCCGTTAATCAGGGCGAGAACTTCGCGATAGAAGTAGCCCATGGCTCCTGGAGCGTACCGACCGCGCTTCTCATGCGGATTCAGCGGTACGCCGATATAGCGGAGAAGAATCCTCTTCGGCGACAATACTTCATGGGCTGGGTCAACCGCGTGCTGAAGGTCTGGCATCGCACCCAAGGACAATGAATTGCGCGCACTATAACGGCGAGTGGATGCTTGCTCACTTCTGGTGGTGTAAGGGCTGCCAGAAGCCCATTCCACCGAAGGACGCTAATTTCAAGCAAAAGGTGAGCGTCCGTTACGCGGCTCACTGGGACGAGTTTCGGAAAACGGAGCTAGGCCTCTAACGAGTTCGAGCCAAAGGTAGGTCCATGTGGAGCTTGCTTCCAGGACAATAGATGTTCGGAGCGGCGACGAGATCTTAGTTTTACCTATTGGGGACATTCAGTATGCCGGGGAGGGATCGTCCACGGCTCTCACCACACTCCGGAATCATATCGAGTGGGGCGTGAAGCGTGGAGCATACTTCGTAGGCATGGGCGATTACGTGGACTTCGCGTCGCCCTCCAACCGCCAACGCCTGGCCTCGGCGGCTCTCTACGATACGGCCAACGACGTGATCGAATTGTCGGCGGCCAATCTCGTCAAGGAGCTTTACGAGCGGGCCCTCAAGAAGAGCACGGGGCGCTGGCTCGGGCTGCTCGAGGGGCATCACTACTACCAGTACTCCACCGGCATCACGACGGACATGGAGCTCTGCTCGCTTCTGAAGACCCAGCACCTCGGGAACTGTGCGTATGTGCGGCTCCTGTTCAGAAGTCATCATACCGAGTCGAGCGAGGGCCGGTTCGGCTCCCTGACGCTCTGGGTACACCATGGCGCCGGTTCCGGGCAGCGCGCCGGATCCCCCCTCAATAGGCTCGACCAGCTACCCATCTATTGGGATGCCGACGTGTACCTGATGGGACACCAGAGCAAGAAGGCGGCGGCCCCGATTCAGAGGGTCGAGCCGGTCTGGGCCGGTCGGGGAGAGCCGCGCCTGAAGCACCGCAACATTGTCATCGCCGCCACGGGATCTTTCTCGAGGGCCTACATGGTGGGCAATCGCCATGGGCGCGTGCCGCGGGGAGACTACGTCGAGCAGAAGATGCTGAATCCCGCCGCGCTCGGCGGCATCAAGATCAAGATCAGGCCCATCTGGCGGCACATGGGCGGTAAGAAATCCCCTCGCACCTGGGAACCGGAGGTAAGTGTGGAGCAATGAAAGACCAGATCAACCCCCGTCATTACCTGGACGGGGGAATGGAGACCATTCACTACATCAAGGCGAAGCTATCTCCGGAGGAGTTCCGGGGCTACATAAAGGGCAACGTATTCAAGTACTTGAGTCGCGAGCGCGGCAAGGGTGGCGACGAGGATCTGGCTAAGGCAGCATGGTACCTGACCTATTTACTTCGAGGTACCAGATGGTTTGCCCGATGTGTGGATACCGGGCGTGCCGATGTGGGGAAGAGGAAGAAGCGGTCTAGGAAGCGCCGGCGTCCGAGAGATAGGCTGAAGGAAATCCCCTAATGAGCCGTTTTATGGTACGGACTTAGTATGCCGTGGCTTATCTGCCTCTTGCCCGTCTGCGGGGTTCTGGTAGCGATTGGCGGGGCATATTTCGCGGTCAACCTGCGGCGGCTGATCAGTAACCGGAACGCCCTGATCAGCGCCGAGAAGATTCGGGTCCGGAGGACCACGGCACGGAGGCTAATTGAGATCAAGAAGAGGAAAAATGGACAGTGATTGGCTCATGGATGTGGCGGTTTACGGCTCGGCGATAGTGATGCTCATCCTGCTCTACCTGAATGGCTGATGAGCGAGTGGACGATAGAGACGTTCAGAGTGCTAGTGCAGGAGTTAATGGATGCTCACGACCGGCGCTACGAAGAGCGGTTTCAGGCCCAAGACCGAGCGCTACAAGCCGCCCTGGTCGAATCGCAAAGGGCACTGACCAAGGCCGAGCACGCCCTGGAAAAACGTCTGGATCTCTTGAACGAGATGCGTGCGGCGATGTCCGACCAGGCCCAGGCGTATCTGCCCCGGTCTCGTTACGACAGCGAGCACGACGCCCTGGAGGAGAAGATACAAGTCAACGCGACGAGACTGGAGAAGTTGGAAGCCAGGGCGGGCGGCCTGAACAACGGATGGATTCTTTTCGGGCAGATCGTCAGCTTGATAGCCTCGACGGTGGCTATTTTGATGACGTTCTTCAGGAGATGAGGTAGGGTAGGGCGGGATGCCGTTCAATAACCTCTACAACTTCTCCGATGCTCTCCAGGAATTGAAGCTCCGTCTAGGCAACCGCCCCATGGGGGCGGATGCTACCGACGACCAGGCATCGACCAACCGGCTGACCCAGTGGCTCGACTCGGCGCAAGCCCGTATCGCCGGCTGCGTCATCGAGACTCCGGACATCGACGTTCTGGGCTTCCCGATGCTGACCATCAACGGCCAGAGCGAGTACAGCCTACTAGAGATCCTGCCCCCGGCGACCAACGTGGTCGGGATCAAGAACGTCCGGAACAACGGGGCGACCGATACGGCCGACAGCTCGGACCTGTTCAAGATGCGTCGGTTTGCTTGGACGGAGTACCGGTCCCTGTCCATGCAGGCCCCCGGGCCGCCCATGCGCTGGGCCAGGTGGGGATACATGCTGGCCTTCGATCCGAAGCCCGACAAGGAGTACGAGATCCTGATCGACTATCGGCGCCTGCCCGTCACGGGCACGACCGAGGTGCCAGTCATCTTTCAGGAAGACTGGATTCACCTGGCGGAGTCCTTCGGCTGGCAAGCCCTGATGAAGACCGACCGGGCGGCGAATGCGATGAGTCGGATCTCGGCCAATCTTCAGATGATGCTCAACCAGGAGCTCGACTGGAACCAGTTTGACAGCATGTGGGATACGGACCAGGTCATCGCACCTTACGGCTTCTCTTGGCCGTACACCGTGGGCTAATGCGTGGCGATCCAGCTACGACGGCTAGCCTCTCAGCTCGGCCAGTTTAGATTCCCCCAGCGTCCCGATTTCAAGGACCGGGATGTTCAGAAGTGGTGCGAGGATCTACTTCGCGCCCTCGAGCAGCAGATTACCGTCATGACGGGGGTGCAGGATAACGGCACCCAGGTTCCGATCCGGTCCACGATCGACTTCATCGGCGCGTCGATTACCGATGACCTGACGAACGACCGGACGCAGGTAACCTACGGCGGGGGCGGCGGTGCCGCGCCGGTCAACGCTACCTACATCTGTGTCTCGCTGAATGGCTCGCTCACTGCGGAGCGCGTTCTGGTGGCCGGCAATGGGCTGACCTCCGCTGATGGGGGCGCCAACGGCAACTTCACACTGAACGTAGGAGCCGGCACGGGCATCACGTCGAACGCCAACGACGTGGCGATCACGAGCACGGGTGTTGTAGCGGCGACCTACGGCTCGGCCACGGCGATTCCCGTCATTACGGTCAATGCCCAGGGACAGATCACGGTAGCCACTACCGCAGCTACGAGCTCCGGGGGGTTCAGCTTTGGCACGAACATCACGCAACCGGGCGCCTATCCTTACACGGTTCTCCCTACCGATCTCCTGGTCATGGTCGATACTTCGGGTGGCGCTCGAACGATCAACCTGCCCGCGGCTGTTGCGAAGTTTGGGGTCTATGTCAAAGACGCCACCGGAAACGCCTTTGCCAACAATATTACCGTAGTCCCGAATGGAACGGAGAAGATAGATACTGCGGCATCGCTGGTCCTAGCGAACAACTTCGATGGGATGTTTCTGGCAGGCACGGGTATAGTGGGGAATGAATGGGCCGCGCTCTAGCCATCATTCTGGCGCTCTGGGTCGGAAGCGCTGAGGCGGCCAACGTGCACCCGACACCCGTAGCCACGACAACTCCGCGACCGACCGATACGCCGGCCCCCACGGCCACCCCCATGTTCACGGCGACGCCGGCACCCACGGTCACGCCCCAGACATTTCCGACCCCAATTAACACGGCCACGGCGCTTCCTACGGCGACGCCCTATACCGCCTACGACACGAACCAGGACGAGGGCACCCCGACGACGGCCTGGCGGATCTGGAACTGCATCGGCGATCTGATTGCCTGCACGACGGATGTGGTAAACTCGCGTACCAACCTGACGATCACCAATCCGACACCGTTACCTACGCCTACGTTAGTCCCTACGGCCACGCCTATCCCGGCCGTGGCTACCCCGACACCCCTGGTGTTCGGCACGCCTGGGGTGATTTCGGTATTCGCAGCAACGGAGCTCGGAGCCTATGCGGGCAATGCCTGCCCAACGCCGGGAGTGGGAATCTCCATTAGCGCGGCGGGGGCGCTAGGATGCGCCACGCCGGTCCCGACGGCCACTCTCGTGCCGGTGGTGCCGACCCCGACTCCACCAGCCACGCCGGTGCCGACGGCCACGGCCGTTCCGGTAGTAGCAACACCCGCCATAACGTCGAATACCTTAGCCAAGGGCACGTTCCTTCAGAACTCGGCAATCACCGACGACGGTGCCGGCGCGATTGGCATCTACCCTGCGGCCGCCGCACCACAAGCCGTCACCGAGACATTCGCAAGTGCCACGGGCACGGACCACGCCGGAGCGAACGAGGTCATCAAGTTGTCAGGCTCTACGGGGACCGGCCTGGGCGGCAATATCGCCTGGCAAAATACCAACAAGGCGGGCACGGGCAGCACGGCCAATACCTATGGAAACGTACTTACCCTGTCGCCCCCGAATACCGGCACTAGCGCTCCGGTCAATTACGTGGATATCAAAAACGCCATCACGGGTTCCGGGCCTACGATTGCCTCAACAGGATCGGACGCTGCCGTTCCGCTCACCATAACCCCAAAGAGCACGGGCGCGTTGACCCTGACTACCGCTGGCAATACCACGATCAACTCGGGAAACAACCAACTATTCTTGCAGGTAGCCGGCACCACCATCGTGAGCGTTATCGCGACTGCGCTTCGAGGCCAAACCGACAACACCTACGACCTCGGCACCACGACGCTGCGCTGGAGAGACTTCTTTTTAGGTCGACATATCAATACAGCAGGCAGCACGGCGCCGACTGTAGGTACCTGCGGCACGTCGCCTTCGATTACGGGATTCGATACAGCAGGGCAGGTCACTACCGGAAGCAGCGCCACGACTGCCTGCACGATAACTTTCGGCGTGGCTTTCGTCGCGGCTCCAACATGCGTTATTACTGATGCCAATGGCTCAATCACCCCTGCGGCATTCAGTGTGGGTACGGTCTCTACGTCATCGGTCATCATTAACTATGCCTCGGCCACGAGCACAAAATTCAACTTCATCTGCATAGGACACTAGCCATGAGATACTTGGTCTTGGGGTGCCTGCTTCTCACTACTCCCGTCTGGGCCGGCAATCTCTGCTATACCTCTTCGGCGGCCGAGGACGCTCAGCTTGCCGACGCAGCGACCAGGGACGGCTTGACGGTACAGCAGGAAATCAATGCCGACGTGTCGAAATTGATTGCCAGCAAATACCAACAGTCCGTGCACGCGGCACTTGGCGGGGCGCTAGAGAATGCGTGGCCCGGTCTAACGGCGCTGAAGAAGTCCACCATCTGTACACAACTGAGCGTTAGCCCCTGTCCCCCATAATCATGGCGACCAAGAACGAGCAGCTGCCCATTCAGGGCTACGACGACCACGACGCTTTCCAGCTACAGCCCCAGTTCGCGGCGAACGTCCGTAACGTCCGGAGCCTGAGGGAGCGCATAGTCCGGAGTCCGGGCGGAACGAATCTGGCCCCGACGCCGCAACCCTTCTCGGGGTCGACCACCTCGGGCTTCGGCGTGGTGGTCGGCAACTTCAAGCAGAACGCGGCGGCCGGCACCCAGACGATCACGCACAATCTGGGAGTCACTCCGAAGGCGCTGATCCTGTTCGGAAACGGCGCCAAGGCGCTCAGCACACGAAACGAGGTTCAAAGCTCGTTCATCGGCTTTACGGACGGGGTGACATCTCTATCGATCGGGGCGACTAACAACACGGTGGGCGGCCCCAATCCGCCCGCGGTGACGGACTCGGTACGCACCTACGAGCACGTTATCTACGCCCAGATGGTGGCGAACGTGGAACACCTGGCCTCGTTCCTCTCCTGGTCCGACACGGTCTTTTCGATTAACTGGGCGATTCCGGGCCCTAACGCGCCTCGATACGTCGGCTATATGATCATCGGTGGGGCGGCGATCCAGACCAAGGTGCTCGAATGGACCCTTGGAACCTCCACCGGCAATCAGTCGGTGAGCGGAGTGGGCTTCGGGCCCCAGGCCGTTATTCACCTGACCGCTAACCGGACCGCCATCGGCCGCGTAGCCGGCGCACAATTCGGCATCGGGGCCATGGACTCGACACGGAATTGGGCCATGAGCTGGGCGGCGGCCGACAACATCACCAACCATCAGGTATGCGCCTCCATGCGGAAGACCGATCAGGCCGTGATGATGGTGAATACCGCGGGGGCAATAGCCTATCAGGCGTCCCTGGTGAGCCTAGATTCGAACGGTTTCACGGTGAACGTGCAGAACGCGCCCGCCTCCGGGCAGCTCATCGCGAGCCTCTGCATGGCGGGATTCGACGGGATCAGGGTCGACACGATCACCCCATCGCCCGCAACGGTCAGCCCACCCGCCAATCAATCCTGGAGCGGCTTCGGCTTCCAGCCGACCGCCTTTTTTGCGGCCTCCGTTCCGGCCGAGGCGGGCACAGTTCCCCAGGTCGGCTCGAACTTCGACATGGGGGCGACGGACGGGACGAATCAGTATACGGCAGCGGGCTTCAGCCAGAACAATCGCCGGGATGCCGGCGACGAGGCACAGAAGTCCAACGTCGTGCTCGACATCTTCGGTGGTGGCGTCATCAATTCCGCCATCTATAACCGCCAGGCCGGCTTCTACATGTTCGACACGGATGGCTACACGCTGAAGGTGGTGCACGGGAACAACGCCAACCACTCGGTGCTCGCGTTCAACCAGGCCGCAACCGGAACGACCATCGGCAACGTCGGCATCCCGCGGAACTACCCGGAGGTCTATGTCGGTCCGAGCGGGCCCGCTATTCAAAAGTACGTCATGTTGACTAGTGCGTCGGCGTTTATCTATGCCCCCACAAGCCCCACGACCGGCATCTTCACGCCGACCGCGGAATCCTATTCGGGCGGCTTGAGCCGGCGCTTCTCCATCGCCAATACGCAGGGGATCGCCGCCTGGAGCCAGGGCGTCGACATGATCCGCCAATGGGACGGCACGACGTTCACGGACCTGGTGACAGTTGGCACCAATCAGGCAGCCGATACGCTGCTTGCCTTCAACGACCGGATCATCGCCGTGCGACCGACCATCGCGGGCGTTCTCCGTCCGACGCAGATCCGGTGGTGCGTCAACGGCAACGTGAACGACTGGAGCGGCACCGGGTCCGGCTCTCTCGAGATCATCGAGACCTCCCAGGCCCCGCTCACGGGCGGCTTCGTTCTGGGAGATCGGTGTTATCTCACCAAGCAGCGGGAGCTCATCGAACTCGTCGCCACGGGCACGCTCAATCCCGTATTTGCCACGCAAGACCGGGTGAGTGGTATGGGTCTTCTGGCGCCCCATTCGGTGGGTCTCGCCGAGCAGTTCGCCTTCTGGCTCGGGCCAGACGATGTATACATGTGGGACGGATCGACGCTGACCGCGGTTGGCGATCGGATTTACAACACGCTCACCTCGTTCATCGACTTCCAGCAACTCGACCAGATCCAGGGCTGCGTCTACCAGCCGGACTCGCAGTATTGGCTAGTCATCCCGCCCTACATCTTCATCTACGACTACCGGCGAGACATCTGGGATTGGGACGACGTGTTCAACTTCGCCGCCATCGGCGTGTATACCGTAAGCAATCCGTTCGACGGTCCGCTCAACTTCTACGGGGACATCGACAAGAGCGAATTCATCGTGGTGGGAGATCCGCAATGCACGACGACCCGAGTGGACTTCCAGGCTACCTCTTGGCTGGGCAATCCTATCGACTCGTATTTCGAGACGAAGGACTACACGGCGGAGGATCTCATCAAATCGACTCTTGGTGGTGGGTGGCACGCAACTCTCTGGGACATCAATTCCCTCCGGGAGGTCCGGTTCCAGTCAATTCCGAGCGATATTGTCGAAGTAGCCGTGAGTCTTGACCGGGGCGCGACCTGGGTTGACGTGCAGAACGTGACGGTCAACAATTTTGGGGTCGGTGTGGCCTGGTTCCAGCGTCCGTTCAGCCAGGTCCGGTTCAGGTTCCGGCGCTATTCCACGGATGCTTACGAGATCCGCGGCCAGTGGGGGCACGATGTCGAGAACAGCGGCTACCAGTACGGGTAGCCTAAAGGTAGAATAGATCATGGCGAATTTCTTTCAGCCCGGCCCATCGCAATCGAGCGGTACCAGCTCGACCACACCATCTCCCGAGCAGCAAGCCCTGATGAAGTTCAGGCTCGAGCTGCTGGGGCGGCTCCTGGATGCTTCGGCAGGGAACAGGCCGACCTTCAAGAGCTTCGTCGGGGGCGGCCCGGCGACCACGCCGCTGCCGGCTGGGCTTGGCGCCGGAATCGGGAGCGTGCTTCAGGCGGCGAGCCAGCCCGGCGCCTTCACGACCACGAGCACGACTAATCAAAAAGCCCAGGGACCATCTACTTCCATGGCGAATGATCTGGCGCAGCTAGCCACGCTCGGGATTCTGGCCAAGAATCTCGGCCTCTTCAGCGGATTGGGCAGCCTCGGAAGCAATATCCTCGGTAGATTCGGCGATACGGGCGCGGTGCAGGGAGCTTCGGGCACCTTCGCTAACTCGCCGCCGGGAATCAACGCCAACCAGCCGGCGCTTCAGAACCAAGACAACATGCTTGGCGCTCTCGGCGGTATGTTCGGCTCCGACAACCAGATTCCCATGGCCACGGCTGGGCAATCTGACCAAGACTTCCTGGCTTCTCTGCTGAACCTGTACTAATGGCGGATGCGGCACCTACCGGGGGCTCCGGGAGCTTACTCCAGGCCCTGATCAGTCGGATTGGGCTCGGCGGGGCGCTTCAGCTTCTATCGCTCCTGAATCCCAACTCGTCGGCAGGGACCAAGGGCCTCGGTGCAGCCAGCCTGGCGACGAAGGGCTTAGGAGCTCTCGGCTTCAATCCGACCATGAATCTCGGGGTTGGCGGTCCCGTGCCGATTCTGCCGGCTGCTCTCGGCGCCGCGGGTGTGGGGTTAGATCTATCCAATATCGCCAACAACCCGGACTTCAGCACCGCCCAGAAGGTCGGCCACGGGGTGGGAGATACGACCAACGCGGTGCTTGGGGCGGTCTATCCCTACTATGGGCTCGGCCTTCTGGCGAACTCGATCTTCGGACAGCTTGCACAATCGGGTAGCCCGCAGGTGGCGGCTACTGGCCGATCCCTCGGACAGCCGCTCATTCCGGCAAATGGGCTCATGAGCGTCTTGCAAGGCGACCAGTCTTTCCGGGGCGCGGCGAACAGTACCGTCAAGCAAGAGGAAGCCGTTCCCCTTCCCGCACAGATCATTCTCTCTGGTCTAATGCCGGGGATGCCCACCGGCAAGGTGCTACAATGGCTCGGCCTAGGGACACCTCCGACGCAAGGCACCATGGTACGGAAAGAGATCGGGGGCGTGGCCAGTCAGATCCCGGCCCTCAAGGGCTTCCAGATGGGCCAGGACGTGCTGACGCCCGACCAATACAACACCTACAAGCCTGAGACCCAGAAGAACGCCTATGCCCTGGCAGACCTCCTAGGCAGTTACGCTCCAGACTACAAGAAGAATCAGCAGGCTTATCAGATCCAGCTCGGCAATAGCCTACTGAAGCAATACGGGGATAATATCCCCAGTATCGTGCAACAAATTTTGACACCGCCGCAAAGTGTCACTCCGCCCGCGGCGCCGGCCCCGGTGGGTGGTGGTGGGTGGTGGAGTGATCCGACGATGGTGGCGCAATGGAGGAGTCAATTCCAGAACGGGCTGCCGAACAACTCGGCTACCGGGGGGGCGCCCAATAAGCTACAAGGTGTCATGGACACGTTGAGGTAGACTGATGGCGACTAATTTCATGGGTGGGGTGCCAAATAGCCCCGTGAACGCAATGGGCGATCCACGTGGCGCAATCGGGCCAAGCCAGACGGGCGGAATGGGCTCGGTGGTTCCCCCAATGGGCGTCGGTGTTAATCCACTCCATCTGCAAATCCTGCATAGCCTTCTTGGCGGCCAGTCGCAGGGATGGAATCCGTTGGGCGGCTTTCCCCCGGCGCAGGGCGGCGCCATGCAGCCTCCGCCCATGGGCTGGCAGCCGAACGGTCCGCAGATGGGCGGCCAGCCCCCGATGGGTGGCGCCATGCAGCAGCAGCCCGATCTCAGGCAGATTCTCATGCAGCATATTCTGGGTGGCGGCCAGCAACCTCATCAGATCCTCTGGCAGCACCTACTCGGCAGACTCATGGGGCAACGCTAATGGGCAATCTCGTACCGAGCAAGCCGGGCGGCCAGGAAAAGACCCTAGACCAGATCTTCACCTCCGGGGCCGGCCCTGGCAATGGTAGTCTGCTCGGCCAGCACCTGAACAGTCTCGCCATGGGTATCCTGCCCCAGTCGATGCAGGACCTGATCACGGCGACCACGAACGAGCAGTTCGGGCATCTCGGGGCCAGGTTCGGCACGGATCTCGGCACGGCTATCTCGAGAGGGCTCGGACAGGCCGGGGCGGAGCAGTCTCTCAACGCCATGCACGAGCTCTTCGGGCTTGGCGGCGTGACGGCGGGCTTCCAGTTCAATCGGGGCGAGAATGCCCTCAACCGGGCGCTTCAGGAGTGGCAGACTTCGCAACAGACTGATCTGACGACCTCCATCCTAGGCGCACTCTTGGGCGGCTGATGCCTTTCAACTTCGGCATAGGGCAAGGCCTCGGCAGGCCTGCCGTCAACCAGAACATCACGGTCCGGCGCGGACCCGACCTCGGCGGTCTCGTCGGGGGCACGCAGCTAGACGATTCTCAGGCGCAATCCCTGGCTCTTCTCCAGGCGATGCCGGCGCTTCAGCAGGCCGGTCTCCAGCGGACGGCCAGTCCGATGGGATCAATTGCGGGGAACCTGATCCCGATCTTCGGGGCAATGATCTATGCGAAGGCCGCTCAGCAGCAAGCCGCCGCTAAAGCCCAGCAACAAGCCTTCGAGAATGCCGTCACGGTAGCCAAGCTCCAGCAGGGCGGTGCCGCAAGGACGCCGACCAATTATCAGCAAGCAGCTATCCAGGCCCTTACTCAGGGTGATTATGGCAAGTTCGACATGTTCACGCAGTTGGCCAAGGAGCAGGGCTCGGGTAAGACTCCGTCCACAATAGGCCTGGTTCAGCAAGCCAATCCTAATGCCACCCCTCAGCAACTCCTCGACAAGCTCGCGGCATTCAACGCGCAGAGTCAGACGGCCAATCAGGCCGCCAAGGCCCCCGGCGTTATAGATCAGTTCCGTCAAGAGCAACAGATCAAGGAGGGCGCCCTCAAGGCTCCACCCCCGGAGCTGACCAAGACTTGGGTTAGTGGATTGGCAGCTATTCGATCCCTGGACGACGCCATCAAGGGCTTTGCCACGACCACCCCGGCAGACATCCTCAAGGGAACCCTCACGCGCGGAATCATGTCCAATCAGGCTCTTCGGGATTACAACAAGTTCTTCAACGACATCGACAATTTGCGCGCTGGCGCGAGGGGCATGACGGCGGCGGCACTTAGTCGGGTATCAAGTGAACTGCCCAACCCGAAAATGGCGATCCCCGATCCGGCTGGATTCATGACGCAGCTCAATCAGGCGCGCGCCAATTTCTACAAGGACTTTACCACCGGTCTCTTGATCGAGGGCCATTCTTACAAGGTGCCCCCGGAATTGACCGGCATGGCGGCGGCGCTCGGACAGCCCAAGAAGGACACCTCGTCTCAAGATGCGGTAGATCAAGTGATGGGCTCATTCACTTTCCATGTGCCCCCAGGTAAGGAAGCCGAGGCCACGAAGGTCGTGGACCAGATGATCCGGGCGAAGAAGTCCGATTCGGATATTGGCCAAGCCCTTCAGAACCTCTATGGACCTCAAGAATGACGGCAGACGAGCTAATCGCAGCTAGACGCGCCGCGCTCGAGCCTGCCCCCAAGGCGCCCCCTGTTGCGCCCCCCGCTACTACGGATCAGCCATTACCGGCCGGGACGCCCGGTGAAGCATATACCAACTACGTTGGCGGTCCGGCTCTCGATTACGTCAGGAACTTCCTGAATAGCGCCCTACCTGGACACCCACTGAATGACGTGGTCGCCAGTGCGGCGGTTCCGGAAACACTTACTGGGGTGGGGGCTACGTTGGGGGCGGTGCTGGCCCCTGAAGCCACCGCGGCTCAATACTTCGGCTCTGCGGCACGGGGCGCTAGCAAGGTAGTACCGATTGTGGAGCGCATGTTGGCTCCTATTGCGGGCGGCGCGGCCGGTGGTTTGGCTGAAAAGGGCAGCCCCGTGGATGCGGCCACCGGGGCGGCAATCGGAGCCGTGACGGGAGTTCCAGCCGAAGTGGCTAGCGGGGTATCTCGTTGGTATGCGGGCTCCAAGCTGGCCCAGCGTTTCTACAAACAAGACCCCGAAGCCCTAACTGCGGTCGTGCAAAAGCTCGTTCCGGAATACGGCTCGATCGGAACGCCGGAAGATTTCGGCAAGCAGGTCTGGCAGGGCGTGGCTCAGGATGCGGCATCGGAGATGTACGATAAGCGCATGTCGAACGTGGCGGAACGCGCGATGGGGTCCGCTCCTTCTGACCAGGTTCCGATTCAAGCCTACAATTTCCTGAGTACCGCACAGCCGGTTATCGGACCGGGGGGGAAGATAAACTCCCCCAGGATTGCCGAGTTGAAGGCCGACGGCGTCATCAGCAAGGGAATGACTACCGTTCAGGATCTCATGGACGACATTCGAGATCTACGCCTCAAGGGGCGCACGGCCGGCGGTGATCCCAAGATGACCCTGGATGGTCGACAGGCCAGAGATTATGCTTCCGAGCTATCCACAGATCTCTATGGGGCCTTGGCCGATCAGGACCCCAAGCTGGCCAATTACTACAAGCAGACCGACCAGAAATATGCTCGGTTTGCCGAGATCAACCGTTATCTGAAGCAGCCCGGCATAGTGGACGAGAACGGCAAGATCGACATGGGGCTGTTACAGGCGCAGTTGAAGGAAGAGAACGCTCGCGGATTGTCGCATAGCTTCACGCCTCAGCAGTTTCAGGATCTCACCGATGCGGTCTTCCGCGGAGCCCCGGCTACCGTGGTTGACGATATCGTCAAAACTGATCCGCACATTCGCGCCCATGTGGGCGAGACCGGACGAATTGGCATTATCGGCAACCTGATGTCGATGTTCCGAAACAACAAGTATGCGGGCAACTACGACGTGGACTTCCTGAAGCCCAAGCCCGTTGCAATCGGCTTACAACGCGGATTCGCCGGTCTGACTGGTGGCGGGAATATGGGTCGCCCGCTGGGCGATTACAGCAAGCCCGTCAGCCTCGCCGCACCAGACAACGAGGAGTAGCTAGGCTGGCACGACGCGCCGCCGCCCGGTCCTTCTGGGCCGGTGCTGGATTAGGAGCTGTTGCGGGATCTCCGGAGCGAGCACGTTCTCTGGATCTTTCAGGTGCTTTTCGATCTCCGGGGCCCTGGCACAAGACGCCCGCATGTCTCGTCTCATCCATTCAGGGTCTACGCCGACGTGCTGGCAGACCCACTCGAAACTGAACGGCTCCATGCCGGGGCTGAAGATCCAGGCCAGGGCACGGGTCTGGTCTAGATAGCGCTTGAAGGCCTTGTCCCTGGGGAGCTGGAGCTCTTCATAGTCGAGACGGGCATCCTTGACGGCATAGAGAATCATTTCCCCGAGAAGGTCCTGCTCGGGCTTCCAGTCGGCGCGGCCTACCTGGGACGGGAGGATGACCGGCTCGGAGGTGTTGAAACCCTTCTGGAACGTCTCCACGGCGCTGTCAGTCGGCATGCAGCCCGAAGGAATAATGGCAGTAAGCCGACCCTCGAGCTGAGAAGGCGGGCGGCCAGGACCGCGACCAGGAGCAGCAGCAAGGCCGGCATCGGCACCAGCACCGTCCAGGTAACCCAAGGCATCACCACCCTTTCTACGGCTTGAACGGGAGACTCACCGACCATGAGGGGCAGATCGCAGTGAGCCTGCTCATTGACGGCTTGCCGGATCTGCGCCACACGGGCGTCGTCGCAGGTATTCAAAACGGCTCCTCCACCTTGTCCCAGATGTCCACTTCCGTACGGACATCTTCGCATTGGATCTTCCGAGCTCGCAAGTCCACGACCTGGGAGTCGTCGAAGCGACAAGCCGCCGCTACGACATCTTCCAGAAGTTTTATCCGATTAGATACATCGGCCTTGCGCATTCTACCGGCCTTATTGGTCCATTTTCCGTATAGGCGAATGTCGAGGACCACCTGGGCATCTGCCTCGAGTCGTTGCCGGCCGACGAGGGCGGCCGCAATAGCTGTAGCTTGCTCTATCCAGAGCCGGGCGTGGGGCTTTAGGACGCGCCGCCTCGAGAAGTGGGAGTTGTTCACGCTCGGCGGCCAGCCGGGGATAGAGATGCGAATCACGCAGGGATCTTCTTTGCCCCGGTAAGCGTCTTTAGCAGCTCGGCCAGGAACGGGCGTGCGTCTATCCGCTCCTCGGGCTCAGGGGCTTTCTGGGGCGGTTTGGGCATCGGACTAGGAGCAACCGTCAAAAATGGCTCATATCGTTCCTGTGGCCCAAAGAAGGTGCTTCCCATGAGAACCAGCTCCGTTCCGAGGATGCCCTTCTGGCGGGCATACAGGCAGTAGTTGGAGGTGGCTCGCTCGAGGTCTTCCGGCTTGACACCTTCCTTAAGACGCTTTGACCAGGCCTTGAAGGCGGCTTTCTTGGGATTATTGATCCCCCGGCTCGGCAGCATGGCCCAGACTCGCTCGAAAGCCTCCGGATATGGCTCTTTGAGGTAGTGCACTATATCTCCGTCCCGTTAGTCAGTTCGCAGCCATCCTCGCCACAGGTCATGTGCCAAGTCGTGGGGCCGTCATGGGGCGGCCCATGCCTCTTGGTCGGCTTGACGGTGGGCTGAGGCATCGCGGTCGACGTGGGCGTGGGCGAGCGGATGGACAGGTCGCAATTACAGACGCATGTGCCGGTAGCTGCATCGCCCTGCTCCGGCTGAGCATTCGCCACGCCGACTAGTAAGAGTATCAGCAGAATTACCATCTCACTTCTTCCTCTTGGACTTCCGTCGCTTATGGCGCTTCTTGGAAGCGGCCCCGAATTTCCCTTTGTTTACGCTAGCGTAGAAGACGCTCTTACCCTTGGTCGCACCGTACTGCTTACGCATGGCGGCCATGATTTTCTTCTCTTTGGCTGTCAGCGGCATGATTTCTCCTCACTTGCCTTCTTGTTCATTGCAACACCATGGCCGCGACCCACCCTGTCGTGAGCCCGGCGAAGAAACCCGATAACCAAAAGGCCCACAAACGATCCTGGTTGACGAACTTTCTCAGCTTAATCATGCCCACCCCGCGCCGGCACCAGATCGTAGCTGATAGTCTCGGGAATCATTTTCCCATGGTAGTTCTCGAACACTACCGTGACGAGCACCGAGCCGCTAATAGGAGTGAAGATGCCGTCGTGCTCGAAGCTGCCGTTGACGGGCGTAACGAGGGTCCTGATCTTGCGCTGCCCGTCCTTGCCGAGCTTCGGCAGCCGTAAAGAGCCGTAGGTGTAGAACTGGAGACGGGTACCGACCCCGTCCACCCGATACATCTTACCCTTGAACATGGCCGTACCTATGGCCCCGACGCCCCTGTGATCCCGTCCCGTTCCGGTCCCGGTGTACCAATTTACGTGGATGGAGTTTGGTAAGCATGGGGCCTCGGTATGGTTTGGACAGCGGTTCACGTCGATCCAGTAGTCTTTGATCTGACCGGAGAACTTGAATCTCTGCCCGGTCAGAGTGATCGGCTGGCCATCCGATTTGATGAACCAGTCAACGTACTCGGTGTCCTCGTAGCCCCAAGAGCCCGAGCGCATCTCGAAGGCGCTGGCGGTCGAAATCCTCCAGACCGTTCCAGCGACAAAAGCCAGCACCCAAACGATTCTCATGCGTCCCCCTGTCCCGATTATCACCATGCGTTTCATTCCGCGCAGGCCCCGCCGAGGCGAGCGCAAGTGTCTTGGTCATGCTGGAATCCGGTAATCGTAACTAAGCCTGATTCATCCTGAGCTACGTGCGAACGCTGGGCGAGTAGGGACACAGCAGCGGTTAGCTTGGCCCGAAGGTCGTCTGCTTCCGCTTCGGCTTCTGCGAGTTTCTCCAGGTCTTCCTCGGCGGCGGCGAGCTTGGCCTGAAGCTGTTCGTAGGCTTCGAAACATTCGTCAGGGTGCTTTCTCTCAGCCACCAGCCGCTCAAGAATCGGCGTGACGGCGGCGCGAGCTTTACACTCACCGCACCAGTGCTCTTGCTTCACGTTAGTGCACGGAAAGCGAGGCGAGGCTGAGCACGGCAGCGCCTTCTCCAGCTCTTCCTTCAGGTCGTCGGGGGTCACTTGTCCTCCAGCTCGGCGGCGAGGCTTTCCAGGAATGCAGCGGGAACAGTCGCATCAACAAGGTCATGGTTACGTCTTGTTAATGCCAATTGGATGGTTTCACGAACGGCCCGGCGGCAAGCTTCGCGCATATAGACTGAAGGAGCCCCCGAGACTCGCACTGCTCGCTCTATGATCTCTTCCGGCTTGCTCACGTCACCACCCTCCAAGTCATCTCTTGTACAGCCCTAACTTCCTATCGCGTTCCGTCTCGCCAGGAATTTCACACCGAGCAAATTCCAAGCCTTCGCGTAGTAATTTGTTCTCGGCCTCAAGGTCCAGCTCGGATACGCGCGCTTCCAGTTCCTTGATACGGTTCAGCAGTATTTGGGTCTTAGTCATTTTGGCGCTCCTATGCTAATCCGTCCGGAGGCTTGGAGGTCTGAGACGAGACCCCCCTACCCCCCACAATTGTAGGGGTAGAGGGGCTACGTCCCGAGAGCGTAATCCGCCCTATCGGCCCATCGGCCCGAGACACCGCTTCTGCTGACTCGCGAGCGGCCTGGCAGAAATCCATGCGCCGAGCAGACGCATCCAACCACCCATCTGCCATCCGGATCGACTCACCGGGACCCCAGGGGTGTGGAGAGGTTGACTGATGTAAGCTTGAAGTGTTACGAAGGGCTCGTAGCTTACGTCCACAACGCATAGCTACAATTCGGTGACATCCGTTGTCAAGCGCCTTCCCTAACCCGGAAGGCGTTTGGCATTTTAGAGACGCGCGGACCGGGTGGTCTGAACCTCGTGGCTCCCCGGCCCGCACGCCATCGCCAGCCCTATGCTGACGACGCCTCATTCGACGTGGTTTTGTAGTGAGCAGGACCGTGGCTTGAGGCATTGGGCCTGGAATGATGAATTCCGCTAGGCCTGTTTCGCCACAGATCCCCACGGTACGCCACTTGCCGGCTTGGAACGCGCGTACCTTGTAGGTCATGGGCTTCATTTGGCTAGCTTCTCGATCTCACCCATTAGCCCGTAGAGCTTGCGGGCCATAATGAAGGCTTCTCTCGGGCCGTCGAGATGGCTCCAGTGGTGGTGGCTGAACATGACTGGATCGGTCGGCTTTTCCTGCTTGGAGAAACGCACGAGATGGTAGCCGCCGTCGATCGTATTTCCTGCCTCTTCGTCCAAGATGCCGTAGGCGGCGAGCTGCAGCAGGTATTCGGGATAGATAGCCTTCGACGTCTTCCAGTCGACCACGGCGCGCTTGCCAGAGATCGACATGGCGTCGCGCGTGCCACCGAACTGGTACTTTTCGGAGATGAGGGCTTTCTCGGTCTCGCCCACCTCGAGCCTGCTTTGGTCTGCCCAGAGGCGGAAGGCTTCGTAAGCCGGCCCAGCGATCCGCACCAGGCGGATATCTCTCTTGCTCTCAGGATCGAATGGTCGCTTATGGATGAAGCAATCCACCATCTCGTGAGCGATGGTGCCCGCGTCTGCGGCGCGGCCCCAAAAGATCTTGTGATCCCAGTCGCCAGGGTCTTGAGCCAAGAAGGCCCGGAAGTTCTCATCGAGAGCTTGCGTGTTGTCGTCCGAGCCGCCATTGACGGCCACGTCGATAAGAGCTCGCGCCTCGAGCAGGGGATTTAAGGCGAGCCGATTGGCGGCATAGATGATGCCCTGCTTATCGCCGATCAAGCCGCAAATGGTGGTGACGCCAGGGACGCGCTTGCCCGCAGCGTTACGGTATCCTCCGGTTGGGTGTGGCAATTTATCTTCTCCTTAACGGTAGCCGCCGCGCGGAAACATGCCCGTGCTGAGAAACCCGAGGCATTCAAGGGCCGCAATCAGAACGAGCAGGCCGACGAGAAGACGGATGAGGGTGAGGATATTGGGGGGCATCGGAAGGAACATCGCTACCAGTGTCTCGAGCACATAGAGCACGATGAGGGCGACGATCACCCAAACGATCAAGTAGACGAGGCACTCGAGCATCACTATCTCCTCCTAATGTCATAGCTGAGAGATTGAACTAGCCAGCCGAAATCGCTTCGCTGAAAGATCACGGTCGCCAGCGCCGAACCAATTAGCTCCTCTGTCTCAGGCTCGAACAGCGGCGGATCGCTATGGAAGAAGACGCCAGAGACTTTGCAGGGGGCGACCTTGGTCCGCGTATTGGCCGTGCCCCCAGGGACCCGCATTCGGCCCGTAATGCTCAAGAGGAGGCTATCCTCCGTGATCAGTGATCCCACATCGGGAAAGGTTTCGCCCCTGTAGGTGACGACCCCGGGGAGATCGTTCCCGGCGACGACGATATCGAGGCTCATGGTTTCGCCCGTGTCGCAGCCCCACAGACAGTCAACTGCATCCACGCGAGCTGTCTGGGCATAGCCATCGAAGGCGAAGCTCCGACCCTCAAGATGTAGCGGTCCATCTCCAGCCACGAAATTGTCGAAATCGAGGGATCCGGCACGGAGTGGAATCATTTCGGTATGCGCCACCGAGGCCGACAGGATGCCTATGAGCGCAAGTTTGCGGACCGTGTTGGGCATTAGTG